GCCTTTCATCTGCGTGTTCAAAGTCATATGTTGCATCCATTACTTTCCCTTTACACTAGTATTATTTTAACTCTCTCTCTACTTCAGCGATAGCGTCTCTCAGTGTCTTCCCACAATTTCCAACATATTCTACCCCATCCTTCCACCATGCATATCGCTTCATTCCTTCAATAACACCCATCGCAAAGGCCTCCCATACAACCCGATTAATCGTTTCATGAATAGGATGCGTATCATTGTAAAGATCCATTGCCGTATTTCTTAAATCAGACATCTTAGTCCCTCCTTATGGTTGATAGAGAAATGTACTTCGTTCGTCATAGTCAGAAAGCTTGTGAGTTCCTTTTAATAGCGGCCAACCAATCTCCCAGGCATCCAGAACTCCATAAGCCTTTCGGAGAAGATTTACTTTGAGAACGTAAGCCATTGGGATCACCACCCCAAAGTAAACCGCCTCGTCATCATTCCAGGTTGGGTCTATTACAATATCATGTTCGTTGATTACCCAGGCATGCAAGGTTGGAATGATACCTGCAGCATACCCCTCCACATACCTATACCCCTTTGTCTGTGCCAACCGCTGAGCATTCATGAAGCACTCTTTCATTTCCCCTCGATGCACTTTGATGGATAGGTCAGTACGAAAGAACTTGCCATTCTTCAGGAGGTAGTCTTCGATGCTAATGAATGGAAACTGAGTATTCCTTGTGCCCATCCCACTTTGTACTTTACGTACCGTTTTCAAGTATTCAATCATCTTCTCCTGCTTCTCCGTTCTCATCGTGCCTCCCCTCCAAACTGGCAAACGCACTTTACAGTTTTAAGTACTTTGAAATCAGAACTTTTCGGCCTCCTTCCACCACCATAACTCCTAACTCTTCTATTATGAGAAGCTTTCCAACCAGGAGGATTAACATAGCTCGTTATCTCACCAGTGCCATTGCACTTCTGACACATAGGTTTCTGCATTTTATTCTCCCTTTGCTCTTTCAAGATTTCTAACTCTCTTTCCCACCAGAATCGATCCATTCTATTCTCCTATCCCATTAGTGAGCAATAAGTTCTAATTGCCGTTCCAACTCTTCCACATCCTTAGTAACATACTCAAGAAGTTCTACCGCAACCTGTATTGGTTTGGGCATCCCTCCACCTTTATAATATACTCGAAAGAGCTTAATAGCAGCCCTTATCTCCTCAGAAGAGCTATTACCTTCCATCTCCTTCTCTGTCATACTCTCATCATGCTTTGCCAGATGAGAAATAACGTCCACTCGGCATGGCCCTCCTTCTATAAGAGCACAACCAACATGCCCCTTCACACACTTACAACAGTTCCTCTTTCTCTTTATAATACGTCGAAGATATTCCCTATATTCTTCCCACCGTTGAAGTACTCCACCTGAATGCATTACCAATCTATCATCAGAATACTTTATGCCGTAGAGCATATTACCAACGTTGCTTGCCAGTTCCTTGTTTGTCATTTTTGCCTCCCTTTATCCTGAAGAGTCTGTTTCTATTTGCTTGCCGCATTTTCTACATTCATAGATATGACAGAACATCCCGTAATGCGGAATCCCTCTCCGCACACACTCATCTTGACTGAGCTCTCGATACTCATGCACACAACTCTCATCTTTAGTACCTTTCGCAACCCAACCCCATCCATTACACTGTGAACAATGCGCCTGAAAGTGCTTACCCTCTCCAGACGCATCCAACATCAGGTTCCAGATACCATGCCCCTTGCAGACAGGACACATTACAACTTGATCTCCCTCAAGATGACACTGCCTACGTTCTCTAACTGGAATGTCCTGAAAGTTAGTTGCGTCCGGTAAATACTCTCGTTTCATTTCTTCTTCTCCCTAAATTTACATACATCTTCTGCAAAGTCATAGATCTCTTGCAGCTTCCTTCGTATAAGAATCCTGCCGTGCGGAGGAAGATATACTTCTCGATCCTTAAGAACCTGTAAACCATCCCGTACATCGGTCAGCTTCAATAGGATCTTGTTTAGAATAATCTCTTCCTCGCCTCTACTCACTTTTCTCCTTTCTCAGTTGGATAAATAAAGTACAAATCGGTTTCAGGATCATATATCTTATAATACTTCCCTCCTGCAATCTTAACACAATATGTAGCTTCTTCTTCTTCATCCAAACACCCGCAAGAGATCAGCTGGCCTCCGCACCTGGGACACCGCTCGACATCACACCCAGGATGATGGTAGTTCCCATGTTGGATGTTACAGTCATGACACCGACCAGAGGGCTCATCAAAGTGCTCCGTGCTCGAAGGAATGATCTCACCGTCAGGATACTTTACGTGCGTATTCCACTCGCATGTAACAGTATTCGGATCCGACATTTCTTCTTTACACCAATTACACTTAGCCATCAAGTTTCTCCCCTGGTACTTTCTGTTTTTCTCTAAGGATTCGAACCATTCTTTCCTCTATCTCTTCTTCAGGCCAATCCCACTCGATCATTGCGTAGGCTTTCATCTCCGTAATCAACCTGCTAAAGAAGAGTTGCTTGTTCTTGTGATCGGCTTTGTTGAATGCGTTGAAACAAGCCATTGCAGCCTCTTTGATGTATCCCCTATAACCAATATCACCCATGCCAAGAATAGGGATACCGTTACTGTCGATGAGGTACTTGCTGTCCTCACGAATACTTTGTAGGTAGTGTGGAAATTCCATTATTCGGTCTCCTCAGTCTTGTTTGCTGTTCCTATTTCCATTTGTCTTTCCCACAATGTTAGAGCAACCTGACCAACAACCGTCGATGAAGCTCCCGCACCATGCACCGACCAATGCGAGAGCGTATCAGGCATATCTCCACTCCTTCGCTTGTCTGCCAGAATCTCATGTATCTTTCGGCGGCTGTTTGTGGGAGGCGAAGGAATCTCAACCTGCCACGACTTTAATACATTTGTTTCTACGCCATCCTTGTTTACGTAGCCTTCCCGCCTGTAGTCAAAGTGATGTTCGATGACTTTATACTTTGGCGTTATAGTCTTGTACTTCACCATCAAATTCCTCCTTAATCGTTCATTGAGATCACTTCACCAAAGGGAGGCTCGAAGTTACGCTTGCCTCTAGGAGTGATCACCCACAGTACTGGATAGTCAGGTTCTTCGGGAAACCTATAACAATGCCCATCAGTCAGATAGATTGCACCTTCCACTTCAATCTGCTCGTCTTCAATGTACTTGAACGGAGGTCTGAAATCTGTTCCCCCTCCACCAAGAGGATTAAGCTCAACTTCATCATAGGCCTCAATCTCATCCACTCCCTGAACAACAGAATCACAGTAAATCACCGGAACTGTAAACTCGGTGAAATATGTAGAGAGAGCTGCCTGTATCTCGGCACCACACTGATTGATTGCTGCTCGATCTTGCGAACCAGAGGTATCTACCATGAACGCAATCGGCATCAGTTCATCACCCTGCAGAGAAGGAAGATAGATATCCTGAGAGAGATATCGGCGGTTTGGTCTCTTCCAGCTGTAATCCGTATCAGCTTGCTCAACGATCCACCTTGCCAAAGCCTCTTCCCAATGTACCTTCGCATCCAATACTTCATCAATAATCCTCTTCACACTAGCTGGCATATCACCCATTCTCTCAGATAGTTTTGCTGCTTGTGTAAGAACAATGTCCCACTTAGCTTCCTCTTCCTTTATCCCTGTCTCGGATTGATCAGGTGCGTCTCTTACTTCACCGCACTCACCAACGTCACCAACTGCATTAGGATCTCCATTACCCCCATCAGAAGTAGCACCCTTACCTCGATCCGATCCACTCCCACCTTCTTGGCTAGCGGCGTCTCCTGTACCTTCTTGGGATTCCTGCCCTGATTCACTTCCTGCCCCATCACATTCCTGTGACTGATCGCCTTCTACTCCTTCACCTTCTCCACCTGCTCCTTCTTGCTCACTGGCCTCTTGCGAATCCTGATCTTCCGCTTTCCCGACTTGAGTATCATGATCTTGTCCTTCCTGAGCATCATCCGAATCATCTGCGCCTTCTCCATCTTCTTTGTCACTCTCAGTTTCTTCCTCTCCAGGCCCACTATCACCATCAGACCCACCTTGCGGTTGAGATCCTTCCTCGTTACCTTCCTGTAGCTGATCTTGTGATTCCTGCTGTTGTTGCTGATTCTGCTGGCGTCTCTCTTCATCAAGAATGGCATAGACCTGCTCGACAGCCATTCCAGTGAATCGAGGATCGCAGAATACATTGTCAGGAAGATCGAATCCAGCCTCTTTGAGCATCAGGTTCACTACATGGTCAGCAGCCACATTGTAAAGATAAGGATCCCTATCGCCTCTACGAATGTGGTGCTTATTGGCAACATGCGTATACTCATGAGCCTGACCAAACCTCAATCTTGGAAACGACAAAGACTTCACATACTCTGGATTATAGCCAATTGTAACACCATCTACCCACAAAGTATCACAAGTCGGATCAGGCTTGTGCTCCAGGTGCAATGCAATAGCACCGTAGAAGCAATGATCAAGCACAAGCCCACTGATCGCTTTCTTGACTCGTTCTTCGGGAGGTAGATGTGTCCAGTCATCAAAGTGCATGACAGTCTCCTTACATATAAGCAGCCATATCTTTGACAATGCTATCTACCTTGGCCTCTGCTTCTTTGGGATTCCTAAGTGCTTCCTTTGCACCATTGATATCCTTCCTGATTGATCGTGCATCCATCACCGCAGCAACCCGAACATCTTCCAGGTTCTTGAAGTCATCAGTATCGTAGGTTGCCAGAGTCTTCTCCATCTTCCGGCGAATCGTTTCGAGCTGGCTATCCTTCGTATAATTCAGCTTCCCGGCCAAATCAATCATCCCAACAATATTACCAATAAGACTCTTATGGATTCGACTGCCATCACCATAAGTAGAAAGCTTATCCACCAAATGTTTGACAACCACATCGAGACGATCATAGAGCTCAATAATTCCTCGGTTGTACATGACAGTCATGCGCTCTTCTGTTTCGGCCTTGATTATCTCAACCTCTTCATCACCAATCCCGGTTCGAAGATCGTTCATCAGATCAAGTGTGGGAATTGGTGTAATGGTAACCTCGAACCCAAACTTACTCTTGAGCCACAAAGGATTAGGATAGTCTTCAATATTGAACATATCCTGCAGTTCAAACTTCGCAGCGGCTCGAAGATCAGGATACTTCGGCTCAAACTCATGGTAGAGATCCCAAAACTTCTCTTTCCGGTCCCTGATCTCTTTTGTGAAATCAAAGTAGATCTCCGGTGTAATAATTCTGGTTCCCTTATTGAGCCAAGCAGCCGAATTATCCAAGATGTACTGCCTAGTTGAACAAGCGTGACGGTTCAATTCTTTCAGCTCAGTAAGGTCAATAAGGATCTTGTTATAGCGGCCAGCTTCCCGCAACGTACCGTGGTTCTTATCCACTTCCCGGCTCACCTTCCGATCATACTTTCGAGCAGTCCAGGTTGAAATATTGTATGTTACCTGCATTGCCCTGCTTTGTAGTCTGTGCTCTTCCATTTTTTGTCTCCCTATTATATTACTTACAGAGTTATATGCTGATGTTTGTCTGCCCACTGTGTAAATGCGACCGTCTTCATCAAATCAGGATGCCTCTTGGTAGCATCCACAACCAAGAGGGTAGAGAATTCATCCGGCAACCGATTCGCATACTCAATAATCGCCTTGAAGTTGCCATTACTCGACTCACCAGCCAATGCGCCGCACAAAGCATAGAGCGTAGCAGGATCGGTAGGAACCTGAGCCGAATCAGGATGCTTTATCACAAGATCCAGATTTGGAAGATCTCGATAGATCTTTAGCCAGCCAACATACTCTTGAGCCCACACCTTTCCACAACAACCAGTAAAGACTTCCAACTCTGTCTCAGGATCCAGCCCCAAGAGAGATGCCTTCCCTGCATTGGTGATTGTCCTGGGGTTTGGCGTATTAACCATATCTCTAGAAGGATTAGGTGAGAAGAACAAGTGGGGCTCTCTCTTACCTCTGAAGCGCATAAAGGCAACCAATTCAGGCGGCATACCATTTTCCAGCCACCAAGTAAGAGAATCATTCAGATCTGGCTCTACCTGAATGATCGATGTAAACCGACTCTTCACACATTCAAGTATCCCCTGCACACCGGACTTGTCTTCTACTCGGTTGGTAGCGCCGATGAAAGCAACCATATCACTTACCGGAACACCATTGATATGCCTACCAAGAAGAGGTTGCATAATGGATGCCTGGGTTGCGGGTCGTGCTTGTCCAAGGTCTTCGCAGAGAAACAAGGTGGGAACATCTGTAACAAGAATATCCCTAATCTCACCGAAAGGGACAAACTCAGGCTGACCATCGATGATCAAAGGCATACCCTTCACATCGGTAGGATCAGCAGTGACTCCAACAAAGATAATGTAGCGCATACCGTTATCATGAGCAATCTGAGCAATGACATCGGACTTGCCAACCCCAGGAGCACCCACAACAAGCAGAGTGTTATGGTACCAATCTATAGTACCATGCCGATACGGTACAGCGCCTCCATTGTTCGCTACTTCAAGTAGCGGGTTGACGACCAGTTTCTGGATCGTCGCCTTCAACGTACTCGGTTTCATGGAATGCCTCCCTTTTCCTTCCTTCAGTTCTTGGGCGGGATGATGTTAACAGTAACATCGTCTCTAGTTTCGATGATCGTATATACTTCATCATGAGTAAGACATTGCCAAACATACCATTCTAAAGTATTTATAGCCTTCTCAACCGTATAATCATACCGACCATCGCCCCTCGGATATTTCGATCTTTCCAACGTCAGTGTTACCTTCTTTGCCATAGTTAGCCTCCCATAACTATTTCTAGATTATCTTCATCCTTCCTACTCTTCCTCCCTGCCCGATTCTCCTTGACCTCAACTAAGAGATCAATAGTTTCCTCATACCCACACCTACACGTCCAGAATTCCTTACCCTTGCGTTCGCCCCTGTAGCCAACGCTTCTAAACTTCATACTCTTACCACACTCATTACACATCATTTGTCTTGCCTCCCTTGTGATATTGAATAGTATATTTACTTCTAATACTATTTATACCACAGGGTTTGCATTTTGTCAACCTCTTTTTTCAAATTTTTTCATATTTTTTAGGGGCTTATAATAGAACAAGATACTCACTAGTATAACGGCCTGTAACTAGTCTCCCTTTCACTTCGATTCGGCTCTGCTCTCTTCCAGTTCTTATCATATCACTTCCTTTCTGCTCATCTCCTCTCCACTTCCCCTCTGCTCCGGTCTTATCATCTCCGTTTCGGTTCTCTCCCCCTCCGTTCGGATCTCTTCCATCTCAACTCTGATCTTGTCTTCTCCAACTCAGCTCATCTCACTCGGATCTGTTCAGTACCCTTCTGTTCACTTCCAGTTCATCACGATTCCCTTCCTTTCTGTTCCTCTCCAACTCCCATCGTATCGGATCTAATCTTCTCTGTTCGCTTCCGGTTCTCCTCATGTCGGATCCGTCCCGTTCAGTTCCTTCTCCAATCGTATCGGATCTAATCTTCTCTTGTGATTTCCTGTTCCTTTCCTTTCGGGTCTGGTCAGCTCCATTTCTTTTCAGTACAAAAAACTACGACTCATACGTTTCCGAATCATTTCTTCTTATCTCTTGTCACATCCTTTTCCCCTCAAATCTTTTCTTTTCTACTCTCCTCTTCTCCCGTTCTGGTCATTTCCCCTTCAACCCATAAAATCCTTCACATAAGATTTTCTGTTCTCGTTGAAGATCTTGAGTACATGCACGATATACTCTGCAGCCTCTTCCTTTGTGTAATGAAGATCTTTCTCTAAACGCTCTTGTAGTTGCAGTGCAGTTAGGTAGAGTAAGTCACCGGAGACCCATTGATTAGCTAGAATACCAAGGAACAACTGGAAGTCAGGAGGTATAGGATTAGAGACGTGATCATATGGACTCGCCTCGGTTACACTCCGCTTATGCACATCTTCTCTCCAGGTATTGAAGAGAGAAGAAGAACAACCTGCATTGATAGCTAGCTCCTTCCGGTACCTCTCACCTACCTCACCGGGAAGCAGGGCAAGTTTACAGAGGTACCGGCTAAGATCATCACTCCATACCAGTTGAGGGCAATGTGTTACACCAGGATAGAGTCGAGAGGAAGCAGCGCAAGGAGCTTTCATACAACAATAGCCACACCCTACACACTCAGCTGTCTGTATCTGACTTTCCGTTTGTATTATTGCATCCATTACTTTTCGACTCATACCCCTCACCATTCACATCACATCAGTTCCTTGTCTGATCGCCTCCTCTCAGATCTGTTCCCTTTCTCCTCATTTCTCATCTCTTCTAAGCTCCTCTTTTCCTTTACTTTTCCCTTCTGATCGCATCAAATCCGGTTCAGACCACCACTCGTATGCTCTTTTCCGGTTCGTTCCTTGTCTCTAGAGGAGTACAAAAGTAAATATCATTACAATGTCTGCACTCATAAGTTGGTTCGCATTGAAGTCCTTCGTAAGCTGGATCATCTTCCTTCTCTTCTTTAGTCAATAAATGCACAAACAATCCACAGTAAACACATCTCCATGCCATATTATTTCCCCTTCTTCTTTTTCCTTGTGGCTATTTTGAGAGCAACATAATCATCATACAACGAATCCGACTGAGAAGATGGCCCAGGATCCTTCTTGAGCATTACAGAAAGAAGCCTCTTCCACTCTTCGGGCGCACACTTCTGACACCTTTTCAAATTCCTGAGCTCAATGTACGCTTTATGTTGCTTGCTGCTCTCCCCTTTATATAGCCAAGCATCAAACCATTCAGGATGCCCAAGAGAAACGTAGGTCTTCCTATCACACCCACCACAGTACCCACCAATAATAGCACTCATAACCTTCAATTTCCCTTCTTCTTCATCTTCATCTCTGCACGAGGCTCGAACTTGAGTGTATCGAACCTTCCCCATCCACCACTTGCCCACTGACTCATACCAAACTTGCGCCCATAGCTAAAGATCGTCTCTAGCATTTCGATGTTCAGTTTACTTGTGGGGAGCAGCTCGACGGTGAAGTCCATCTTTGTTCCAGGCGGGAAGTAATCGCTACGGGTAAGAGCTGTCCTGGGACCTTGCGGAGTCATGGCACGAAGAGGCCTTTCGTAGACCGGCAACCTTCCTCCATTCTCTTTCAGGATACTAGGATCGTACTGGAACCTGAGTTTCCTCGGCCAAACGAAAATGTACCGGTCAATCGTATTCTTGTATGCAGTCACCTTATCCACATCCTTGGTTTCCATGAGTACAGCCAAAGAGCTCTTCATGAACCCCTTTACCCAATAGTCGTACACATAGAAGCCATCCTTGTCCCTGAGAAAGGTTGTCCAGCCCCTTTGCTCAACTGCATCAAGAGCCTCGTATGCTTCTGTAACTTCCTTGGCAACCTCTTCCTCACTCTTCTTGCCTTTCTTGATCGCACGAGAGGCAATGTAGTCTTCATAGAGCTTCGGATCTGCAGGACTCGTTCCCAAGCAGTTCTCTGTCCACTCAATACTGACATCGATCATCTGTCCATCGTCCATCATCTTCATTGTACTTTCTCCTTTCTATTCTTTACCAATTAACACCACCATAAAGAAACTCCTGTAGCTCTCCATCGTCCATTGCAGCGTACTCTTCGAACGTCTTTGTGACAGAACCAATGGTGATCGTTTGGTTGTCACAGTTGAGCTCAATAACCGGATGCTCATTGTCAGGCATGTAGCTACAGATCCCGAATCCGGTCTCTTCCGCTTCCTGGCCTTTAACCATCTCACAAAAGACGATCCTTGTGAGGTAGGCATCGTCATCCCATCGCCATTTCTTCTTGAGCGCATCTCGGACGATGAAAGGTAGATGCCTTCCACCCCAATGTGTGTACAGGTAGACTCCAGAAATCAAAACATTTGCTCTGTCACCCATTACATAATCTCCTTCATTCTTACTTCCTTTCAGTCTGTTAATACGTCAACAATTCCATCACACTCATCACAATACCAAATCGAAAATACATGATCTACTATTTTTCTTTCTCCTCGTACATTTGTCTTTGCAATACTCACAACGGTTGCCCGATCCCTACCATTACCACATTCACACCAATCATCTCGATCCTGTACTTGTCTTTTTATTCTTTGTGCTCGCCTCATCCACTTTCTCCTGCATGATAACAATAGATGTGAGTTCATACTGTTCTGTAAATTGCCTCCCACAAGAACGGCATCTGACATCTGTTTCAATCCCCTTCTGACTGTCTTGGACGCACTCGCATGTAAGAGTCCGTTTTCTACAATCACTGAAGGGACAGCACATTCCTTCTTCTTTGACATATCGCTCCACTTCCTCAGCTGTTAGTCTTCTCTCTGTTTGCATTCCATATCCTTTATTTTTGAAAGTACAGTGCGTTCGGATCCTTCTTAACAGCCCAAGTCATCCCCCCGCATCTGGATAGCCCCCTGATGGAAAGGTAATGGTTCCATAGGAGTCCCGATGATTAGCTTCCAGTTCTTGACGAAATATGTAAGCATCCCCACAAGCTGCAGAACCAAGCTTACTTTCAAATTGTGGGCAGGTATCATGCATCACAATAAGTCCATGAGGTTTCAATATACAGTCCACGTTCCAAAAATCTTTCCTTACCTGTTCGTGACTATGACAACCATCTATCAAACATACAGCAACAGAAGAAACTGATTGCTCCTCAAGATATGAAAAGAAATCATCAGATCTTCCTGTATACACTCGGCTTGCACCTGTTAAATCTTCCATCCATCTTGCAGGAGCCGTATCACAATGGTAAGCAGTAGCCCTCCTTCTCTCAGCGAGTTCAGAGATTAATTTGGAAGAATACGGCCCCATCCCAATCTCGATTATACTTCCTCCACGAAGCATACCAAGCATCCAATCAAAAGTGATTACAACCGCATCGCATCCAGTAAATCTACCGGCTCTTGCTCTGTTATATAATTCATCCGATCCGTTCGTCACTGCTTTCTCCTTATTCTACCTCTCCCGTATGTGATGTTCTATGACCTTCCAGCCGAACGACTTCCACCTTTCATCAGTTGGCGTCCATCCTTTATCCCCAACATGGATAACAGAAATAACATGAGCCTCATCTTTGACAGTACGTCTTCTGTAATCAAGAGTAGCCACAATCCTATTAACGTCATCTTGACTGTCTGGATAGCAAGAATCATATCTGAGCATATCAATCGGGAAAGAAGAGACAAACCCATCAGCTCTTACCTTCATCGTATGTACATATATCTTCGCCATTGTAATCTCCTAAGCGAGCCATTCTTCAGCGCCAAGATCTTCCATTTCCTGCTTTGCTTTTTCCTTGAACCACTTCTCATCATTGTTCATTTTGATCATCCTATTCCTCCTTATATTGTTCTGCTGGAAATACTATCGGAGGAACAAGTTCTTTGAGGTCGTCATGGAAATGATCTCCCCGCCAGGAATTCTCCATGAACTTTATATTCCCTTTTGCAAGTAAATCAAGATCAAAAACTGCTGTACAGACCTCGTCCTCCACATCGAACTGAATAGCTAACATGGTCTTTCCCTTACACGCCGGTTCGTCATCTTGAAATATAGAGACAAAAAAAGGCGTTCCACCAACTCCATTTCTATGATAACTACAATCTAAAATCTTCATTCTTTTCCTCCATTCAATCTCCTGATAAAAATGAGAAGTAATATCTTGGCCAGTGCTGAAAAGCCAAGGTACCCCTTACTCCATCCGATTTTCTGGTTACATGCACAAAGGGAGCTAGGAAGGAATGTACTGTAAAATCATCCCGCAGCTCTTGAGTATCCCACACCTTCCCATAAACCTCTTCCAAATCTGCCCTTTCTGCTCTTGCCGAATTGATACGCTCAGTTGCCAACCTACGCAGTTCTTCAGTTGGATCTTGCATGGCATCCTCCTTTAATAATAGGTCTCCTCATAAATCGTCTCACCATCCTTACTGATCCTAAGAGCAGCGTAGTCATCATCGGCCATTGTCACTGGCTTTTCCACATCGACCTCGCACCGGTAAACGTCATCTGCATGCCCACCAAAGCTGTAGACGATCACTGCTCCATCATACGCTACCCCTTTGAATGTGAAGAAGTACTTGTAGTAGTTCTTAAAGTGCAGCTGAACCTTCCCGTACTTCTCTAACGCCTCTTCTTTTGTCACTACGCACTCCTTTCTTGCAGGTACTCAAGAGACTTCCGGTACCTCTTCTCCAGCCCCTTGTGCTCTTTAGGGAGAGGACGTTCGGGCCTGGGCATGTTATCTTCCAGGTCAGCAATCTTGATTCGAACCGCTACAGGATCGGAAGCAACCCTCTCTAAGTAATCCATGTACTTCTCTCCATGCATCCGAGTAAGGATGTCTACAAGTTCCACCACTCTTTCAGGAAACTCGTAGGACTTGAGGTAAGCAAGAGAGAGAATGGTATCTTCAACAGTATCGTGGAGGACTGCAGCTGCCTGTTCAATAGGATCAGTAAACTTGAGCATGACTCGTAAGGGATGCAAGATATACGGCGTACCATTCTTGTCTACCTGTCCCTCATGAAAGGCAGTGGCAACCCCAATCGCCTCTTCGACAACATGTTTCATTTCAGTTGATCTCCTTCGAAGTATTTCTTACTAGGTTATATTCAGCTTCCCAAAGACCATCGAATATCCTACCTTCAATATCATGCCCTAGTTCATATGGTTCACCTATAATCTTTGGAGTTCCCTCATCAGACGTATCAATTTCCTGTGTAATAACCAACCGCATATAAGGAGCAGCAATAGAGATATTGATCTGCTCCGTTCGCCCAGGTATGAACTTGACTCCAATATCATTCGCTAAATCCGCATCATCCTTATTATCGGATCGAGCCATCCACGCCTCGGTGATTAGAATAACTGCATATGCCTTATGTTCTTTGGCCAACTTCTTGAATTCCTCGATACATGCCGCTTTAGAATCCGCATCTTCAAATCTCAGTATAGTACCTTTCATTCCTTCTTCGGTGAAAAGAAATCCAACAGGAGCCACATATCCATCACGTTTAAGGAGTATCTTAGCAATTTCAAGAAGATGATAGGCCGTATCCTTGATTTGATTTTCGTCTAGAATCTTTGCCATTTTTATTCCTTTCCTAGGTTTATGGGATGTAATACTTCATTAGCTTTCTGCCAACATGTATCCTCCAAGTAATCCAAAAATTCACATACTTCTTCATCTGTCATTCCCTCTACATACTCAATATTAAAGCGGGGGGGAGTACCAGGATAGTCATAAGATCTTGGCTCACCTGGATCAAATGTGGCAAATACGACAATATCACTCTCAGCTGAATCTCTCGGATGGGTTGCTCTACATACAAACCTCCTCAATTGCTTCTCCATCAATCTACCTCCCTACAGTGGTTTCCTATTCCTCGGCTCATTTCTACCACAAGAGTCTCACATTGTCAAGAAAAAAGTAAAATTTTTTTAGGCACTTACCCAAACACCGTTCTACCTCATGAGTCATAACCCTTGCAATCAAATCGGTCCTTCTCCCATTCCGGCGTCATGAATTCCCTACAATCCATAGGCTTTAGCTCGTGGATACCGCATTTCCTTTTCAATTCTCCTCCTTTATCAACGATCTCATATAAAAACGGGCAGTAGGGTAATTGCTGGCTTTTTCGCCGGGGGTTGTACCATATTTTTCTATAGGCATACTCCCTACCCCTCCGCACGTAGGTTTTAACAAATGCCAGAATATATTGAGCATCTGCGTCCTTCCATCTTCGAAAATCTTCCTGTGTAATCTCCAGTCCATAGCGAGATCCATAGTAATCACAACAATTGCCGCACTGCTTGCACTTGAACTTCTTATTTACAATCATCCCTTTGCCATTCGATATGCATCTTGCTCAACTCTCCATCTCCTAAAAGCTTTCAAAACCTCAATACCAAACTTATTCGCCTTTGTCTCCCAATTCCCTCTCTCCTGTTTTGTTTTACACAGGAAGTGCCACAACTCATGCCCAAAGATAAAAACAAGTACTTCACTCTGATCACAGAAAGTAACCTCTTCTGAAATATACTTCCAACCCGTTACAGCTACTCTCCTGTAAGCCTTATGCTCCTCAGAGTGTTCAATGTACTCATATAATTGAATAGGCCCACTATCCACATCATATGTCTCTGTACCTACATTCTCAGTAACAGTCATAGGAAATCGATTATAGGCAATGTTATACTTGCTTACTCGGCAGATGATACGGTAAGGTTTGTTACGAGTTCCTTTAGGTGGGTACTTACAAACACCGGAATAGTAACTTCGACCATAAGTTACCTTAAGTTCTATCTCACTCAGCCGTTTCATATTATAATCATCAGTAAACCGGTAAATAAAGTCCTTTACCTCAGCAAAGACTCCTGTATGGTCTCGTACAATCACAATGCCTCCCTTCATTCATGGCCGTAACACTCATCACAAATTTCAAGACCATCATCGCCTTGGGGGGATTCACATACCCACTTACCACATACAACAATGGACACAGAGACATACCGCCCCCTCCATTTCCCACGCTCCACAATGACAACGATAAGGATCTTTTTCTGCAGGATCATTAATCAATAACGACATACTCCCTCCCTTCACACTTCAGTAGCTTCACCGTATTCAGGTTTGCATTTCGATAGCTTAGAATTTTACGGTCAAACATGTTAACAAGGTGAGGTTTGCCTTCGGCAGGATTCCGACCGCCATTTGAATACTTCTTCACACCAGTTCGCCCATTCATTTGGCGAAAGCTCTTGTCCTGCTTTTCAAAGTAGACAGTAAAGAATCGGCCTTTCTGGTTTTCAATTTTACTTCTCAGTTCACTTCTCTTCAGTGGAATAACCATTTCCCTTTCCTTTCCTATTCATTGTTACCTTCTACCTGACCTTCCTTTCTTGGCTCGTTTATGTACTCGATTATGTTGTGCCTTGGAAATCCTCTTCAAATTACTCTTACGCATATCTGATTTCTTCTTATTCCTATGATGAACAACTTCTCCAGGCTTGGCTCCAGCTTTTCTTCGATAGTAATGTGCGCTCTTTCCACCCTTCCATGCTCCGTTTTGAGCTCCTGTACGCATTAAACTTTTTTTCTTATCCCTTCTACTCCTATTCCTGCTGGTATCTCTTGGGCGTGTATTCTTGATTTTGCGTTTTGCCATCACACTTCTCCTTTCTGTAGTATTTCATTATTATACCACAAAAAGAAAAAAGAGGGCAGGGGTAAGAAACCAAAGGAGGTAAAGAGAGGGATGTAGGGAGGCATTCCAATCTAACCGTTGGCAACTTACCCCTTTGTGGATGCCCTTATTGTAAATCATACCACACACCCATAATCTTGTCAAGCCCCTTTTTATATTTTTTATATCTTACTAACTAAAATATTATTCTAAGTGATATTATGAAAAGTGTTATCGCAAAGGATAAGATCATACCCGCACTAAGAGATCCCTTCACTTCATCCTTAGTAAAACCATCCTCCTCCCGATTACCAGAGCTCACCATAAGAAACCCTATCCCAAGAAGAAACGCTAAAGATACAAAAAATATCATATATCCAAAAAACATTATCCACATATCCTATTCCTCTCGCAAAAATGCCAGTTTAGCCAATCTCGTTAATGACCTATTCTCCTTAGTTCGAATACCCTTAAGTTTCTTATGTAGATGAACAGGCCTACTACATACAAGAATATCGCTATGTGTTATACATACTCGCCGGAATCCTGCTCGTAGTTTGGAGTAGAGTTGCTCAATGGTCATACCAAGTTTGCGGGGGGATTTCGGATAATTTGCAACGAAGATAGAAAAGGGATTCATCAACTGCCAGATCTCATTTAAGGTCGTCGAAAGCATCTCATCACTAACCTGAACATTCAAAACATTAGATGCAAAAATGATATCCCACTTTCCTTTCACTGAAATCAGATCTTTCACAAACATTCCATCGGCCTTAGAATCTTTTACAAAATCATGAGCCCACGTATTACCATAGCCAGCCTTCCTTAACATCTTTGTATGAATAGCCTTGTGTCCTGAACCGTAATCAAGAATCCAATCTGTCTTATCATAAGCCATATCCAAAATCAGCTTCGGTACCTTAGCATTCGGCCCCACTGCACCCGAACTACGAGATGTCTTTACTACTTTACTTACCTCCTCTTCCTTAAATTGCACTTCCATTACATCGCCCCCCTCTTCTATCTCATAGTTTTCTACTTGTAGATTCCCTGATCCCTCTCTAAATCTCTCAGTGGATACTTTACCCTCCTCTTCGGTTTTGGAGTATGTACTTTTGTTGGACGTACCCAGGATCTCACCTTAGGCACCTTCCTATTTTTTATATCTTTACGTGCCATTTATATCCTTATCCTCCAAAAAGGAAAAGTAAAATCGTGGGAAGTTCTGATAAAGCAATGTCCCTTTCTTGCCATCAGCCTTCCTTAATACTCTTACCCTCCGATGCAAGAATTCGTATACAACAAAATTACTCTTCAGCTCACTTGTATTCCACACTTCACCATACATATTCTCCAAGTGTGCCCGATCTTTTATCTCCTTGGCTGTCTCTCTCCTCATATTAACTCCATTCCATGCTATCATCTATAGAGAAAAAGCAGTTCATAATGTAATACAATAAAATTTACACGGAATTCAATAGGTTATCAGATCGAACTGACTTTCCGATTTATACATCATTAGAGCAAAAAATAAAGAGAACCCAATATCCAAATGAAAGCTATAGCAAAACCTATAACCTGTAGAGTAAGCATAAAAGGATCCTCATCGTTAGGATGCCTCACAGTTAATCCTCCTTACATTATTGATGATCCCCAGTTATACCACAAGACCTGAATCTTGTCAAGCCTTTTTTCTCCCACCCTTCTTAATTTTTTTCTTGGCCTTTGACTCAGCCTCCCACTCCTTCATCTCCTCAGTTTTATGGTTATGTCGATTCAATATCTCAAAAACAGAGCTGACCAAAGGGACGTATCCCCCTGACCGATCATGATCAACAATAAAATTCTCATATCCTCTGGGTTTTACGATGCGATACATATAATACTTAGTAGAACGACACTTTCCAATTCTCTGGATATGTACTTCATCAATCTGATCAAAATTAACGGATACTTTTACGACGAGCACCTCTCCCTCTCCTCCTTACAATTTTCCAAAGACTATCTGCTCCATTAAAAAGGTTTGCCTTTTTATGCCGTCGAATAGCAGCAGTCGCCCTACTATCCCTCCAGTTATAAATCATTAACTCATCCCCGTCAAGATAATATTCAAAATGATGTACTAACCCACAATCGCAGCATGCCCAAAGTAATGGACTCTCTTTATATCTAACCTTTACAGCTTCTCCATCGTATACAGGATCATACCTACCTGCCATTAGTAAGTCTCCTAGATATCAGACTTGTTAGAACAATCACAAAATCCTATAATCCTAACATCCTCCTTCTTAAAGACCTTTGCCTTATCACCTATCCAAATGTCAATTCTATTCTCGTATCTCTTATTCATTATATCATTAACCGTAAAGATCCCAAAACCTTCCACCCACACCTTACTGAATGGAATAAAGCCCCTGTCAAGTAGATCTCTACTTACAGCTACCGTCCCTGGCCCTGTTTTCGTATTGAATGCAGTAATCTCTGGAGTACTATCGGTCTGGGAAGGGTGGGAATTGTAGCAGGTAACCGTAACCGTGGCAGACGTGACCAACTGCCTACGCCTCTCATATTGCAAGTCCAAAGTCTCATTGTTCCTGAGACAGTCAATCAATTGTTTTTGAACAGCATAATATTTTTGCTGAAACTCAAGAGCCATATTCCCAAACGTCCTCGCATACCCTCCTACATCATATAATGCGAAACGAAGAAAACCAATCCAAATACAAAGGCTCAAAGCAACTCCTATAAAAATCAAATCCTTTTTTGTACACATAATCACCTCCTAAAAATGGTAGGGCGAGGGGGATTCGAACCCCCGACTCCCTGGTTAAAGGCCAGGTACTCCTCCACTGAGTTACCGCCCTGTGATCAACTCTAACGTATCTTTGGCTAGTTTGCCCCCATCTATCTCTATGTAAGACAATCCAACATGAGAGCTCGCCTTATCAGCATACCATTCCAAAGTTTTGGTTACTTCCTCATATTCTTTCATTGCTTCCTTTGCCACGTATCTCATAGCATTTGGTCGGCCTGTAAGATTATCAAGGAGCTGCTATAGTTTCGACATCTTCCTTTTCATCCATACATCCTGGTCGGTGACGCTTCCAGTCTGGTAGCTCATTACCTAAATGGGTATCCTCAATCCATTCCTCTAGATAATGAATGTATGCCAAGAGCGATACGACTTTCTCATCCCAATGCACATTAAGATTCCTGTGATGATCGTCAGGAGGACACATACTACATAGCAACGAAGGATACGCTCTGAATTTTCCTCTGCAAACATGCCCATCAGGTAGCATCGAGTTCTCCTTTCTCAACTAGTGAAGTATCTCCTTATTTGGTTTCTTGATTCTCCACTTATGGCCTTGGTATCCAGAGAAGGTTGCCCACCCCTCTTCTCCTCCAACAACTCCTCCATACCTCACATCGAATCCGCAGCTAAAAGTCTCTCCACATACTCTAAAAAACGCAGACTCAGATCCATTCTCAACCAACTCAATATCAGTAATAGTAGTCTTGGAATCACCTTGCATATGGGCATCACCAAAATCCTGTAACGTCCCACCAATCCAGTCAGCCCTGCTCTCAACAAACTGGCTCCACAAGGGATATGTCTTACCGTTTATTACAAGTGTCATACATCACCCCCGTACACACTCTAGCTTCCAGCGCTTTGTCTTACAGTAGTCTCTCACATGCCCTAAGCTCCACCCTACCATGTACCTCAAGATAGGGGCTGAGAAAACTACCCGCCCTTCCTCAGCCTCGAACCCCGCTACAAAATGTCGAGCCGAGATCCTATAGAGAGATCGTCTTTCTCTAAGGATTGTCATCGTCATCTTCCCAATATTGCTCGATCAGATCACATAGAACTTCTCGGGCTCCAGAGGAAAGGCCAGCAAGACACTCTCCTGCAATCTCTCCTTGAAAATCAAAAACATGCTCCCACAGATACTCATGAAGGTACCCAAACAAAAACCCCTCGCAGAAGAAGGCATCGATAATCTCGTCACAGATAGCACACATCTTATATACATCCCAATTGCCTTCCCACTTCCCTGTAATGTATCTGTACTTGTGAGAGGGGAGGATCTTCTTTCCACACTCACAACACTGATACTCTTTTCTGGCAGTGACCTCTCTATTGTTGTAGCACTCGGGATGCTCATAGTCTCCAACATAGATACAAGAGCAATCAGTCATTCTTACCTCCATTCACTACCTTGAGCTCTTCCTTTCGGATCATCTTCACCATTTCCTTGTGCCCCTCTTCTGCTTCTTCCCAAGTGCTATACCTTCTCATCTCCTCATTATGCTCTCCACCAAATACCAACGTCTCGAAAAGCAAAGGAGGTCCGTTCCCAAACTGGAGATCAAGAACCAGAAAGACAGTTGAAACCTCCACATCTCCTGGTAGCTTATCATATGCTACCCGCCTGTCCTTCTCAAGAGCCCGAGCTGCCTCTTCCATACTCTTTGCTTTGACTGGCTTCTTGTCTTTCAGTACATACCATACCATTTCAATTAACCTCCTTCTTACTCGTTTGGCGCATCAGACCCATTAGCATTGTTTCTTGAAGCTTATAGAGCTCAGCTGATTTGAATATGTGAGACAAAACACCATTGATTAAAAACTCCGATACTTGTGCCATAGTTGCTGTCAAAAAATCCCTGTGAATAAGAAGACAAAGCGCAAAAACTTCTACAGGAATTAAAATAGGCACATCTACAACTAAAAATATTTGTGAATCAACTGTCGGATCACCTTTCTCTTTTAACTTATCAAAAAAATCCTTAACGTAATGCATCATCTCATCTTCGGATTCGTATGCCTCTGTCACTTCTTCACTTATTAGCTTTATTACATCTACTAAGCGCTCCTTGAAATCATCCAGAAGTTCCTTGGGGATGTTTGTATCTTCCCGCATGTACTTCTCTAGGATCTCTAAAATTTCTTTCTCGTTAAGTTCATCCATACGCATTCCTTATGATAAAGTTGGCGGAGGCTGTAGGACTCGAACCTACGCAGGTATTACCCTGAACTCTGATTAGCAATCAGGTACCTTACCACTCGGTCAAGCCTCCTTTTATTTTTATAAGCGGAGGGCATGGGATTCGAACCCACAAGAGTATTACCTCCACATGATTTCCAGTCATGCGCCTTAACCGTTCAGCCAACCCTCCATACTATTCCTTATAGAAATACCATATCCCACGAATCGCCCTCTCATCCAAACTATTATCATCACTGTAAGGAGCATCGTATTGATAGTAGGCAGAATTATATTTGTTCGTCATTACTCTATGAAATCTCATATTACAAGACTCTAATATCCCCTCTATCATAGCATGCGAAGGTCTATTACCAATCCGCTCGTAAGAGACATTATATCCTTTCTGCTTAACCCCCACTGTTTTGTCAGGATCCGCTGAGTTAACAAACTCCGTTTCAAGTATTACATATTGATTAGGCTTCAATAACGCACACAATTCAAGCAGATTCTTCCGAGGATCTGATAAATGGTATAAAGTTCCTATATGAAAAATAATATCTACCCCAGTAATATCCGGCCATCCTATATCCATATCCCATACAAAGAATTCAAGTTCAGGATGTAATTTTTTAGCATCTTCAATATGCTCTTCCCTAACATCGAATCCTATAATATGCGGAGTCAATTCATAAAACATCATACCTAAATGACCAACACCGCAACCAACCTCTAATATACGCTTATTGACAATGTCTTCTTTAGGGATCAAATCTACAATAGCTTCATACAACTTCCGTCTGCGAGTTCCCCAATCTCCGTGATCAAATTTAGCCATCTATCTGTACTCCTATTATATTTAGGGCCAAGGAGAATTGAACTCAGACCGGTGGATTGAAAGTCCCCCATCCTGACCATTAGAACATAGCCCCTTTTACTATTAGAGTGCATGATGGGAGTCGAACCCCTCTCATCAGGGTGGAAACCTGAGGTACCGCCACGTATACCAGACTCGCACAATCTGGTGGAAGGGACTGGAATTGAACCAGTGACCTTCTGGGCTTCGACCAGACGCTCTACCATAACTGAGCTACCCCTCCAAAAGCATACAACCTTTTATTATAGCTACAAGACTAAAGGATAATCCAAATCCTATCAAGAGCACAGATACCCCAACCCTTCTAGTAAAAAAAATATCATCATCCAAGTATGCAATGAAACCTAGAAAAGACGAAAACAAAGCTACAATAAAAAAGGTACATCCTAGAAAAAGCAACACATAACCCCAAAATTCTTCCATCTCATTCTCCTTTTTGGGTTAACCGGAGAGAATCGAACTCTCACCTCCAGGGCCACAACCTGACGTGCAAACCTTTACACCACGGCTAACATAGTAGACTCAAGATATTCCCGCATTTTTGAGATATGTTGTCATTGCTTTTATTGCTGCGTCTACATTCCTCGAACCGTGAATATGCATAATATGAGGACCATTATGATGAAGGCTAATAGATGGATTAGTACTATTATGGCCACCAATATCCTGAAAATTCAATCTTGGATCATAAATTTTTTCTCTTATTTCTTCTGGTGACATACCTTGCATATGAAAAAGGGTATTATAGATTATACATTCATATGCCCATACATCTTTCCAGTCAGAAGCAATCTTATCTCCAGTCTCCCACATCTCATTTGTTATAGCTCCTACTGGATAGTACCTGACATTAGACATCATCCACGGCTTCAAATGATAATAAAGCTTTGGTTCAACCTTATGTGAATAACTACAAAACTGATTCTGGATATCAAACATCACAAACTTGTCATACTTACCAAAAATCTCAGTCGGTTTAATACAAACGGAATCTGAATCTACCCATAGAATATTACAGTCTCCTGCCTGGTAGATTTTCTTTATCCGATAATAAATATCCTGAAACATTCTATGATAATTTTCAGCCAGTCCCTCTAATACTATAACCTCATCCAAATCCTTCAAGTTCTTTCGGAAGGAGCGTATACATAAATCTGTTAATTGTCGATACTTATTAAATATTAGCAATCTCTTCTTGTCTAGCCCTTCTTTATCATTAAGGTCATAACAAGCTGTAATAAGTATATTAGCCATCCAACGCCCCTTTCAGCTCTATATTTCTACTTCCAGCTACCTCTTTCAGATACTTAAACCATTCCACAATCTGAGGGCTCGTATTAGGTTCAAAATCCTCTTTCCCTATCGTATGGTAATCTTCAAAATTAGTGTTCTTGTTTAACACATAACCATATTTTTCAGGAGTCTGCCATACACTGCATCCTGGGAAAGGTTGAAAAATATGGATACCAAACGCATCAACATACTCTGCACATGTAATAAACTCAGCCGTCTCAGCCACCGTTTCTTCTGTCTCACCAGGGAAACCTACAATCATCTGCCCCCTAATTCTTATTCCTACCTTCTCACACGTAGAAATTGCATTGTAAGCCTGTTCTACTGTCGTCTTTTTGTTCATCATCTTTAGCATATTATTGGATCCGCTCTCAAAACCAAATACAAATTGCAAACATCCCGCATCCTTCATGGTTCGTAACAAATCATAATCACAACGATCCACTCTATTCAGACAGTGCCACTTTATTCCTAATTTCTTTATCTTGTCACAGAACTCATACACTCGCTCCTTACTTATAACAAAAGTGTCATCTAAAATGTAAATGAGCTCCACCTTATATTTATTAATCAAGGTCTCCACTTCTTCTATGGTTCTATCTACACTATGACTCCTCACCTTTCCTCCCCAGATATAACTCTGAGCACAAAAATTACAATTGAAAGGACATCCCCTAGAAGTAATAAGTGTTGCTTCCCTGCACTCTCCTAATAAATACTTAAATGTCTGAGATCTTGAGTATCTATAAAAATCTACAAGATCTAAATCAGGTGGAGGAAAATCATCTATATCTGCAGTCAATGGGGTTTGTGGTGTACGAACAACCTTTCCATCAGAATCTTTATATGCTATATTAAAAACCTGATGTAAAGGGAGATGCAATAATTCAAACATTGCAATCTCACCCTCTCCTACCACACATACATCCGCATCTGTATTACTCAAAACATGCTCTGGAACAGTTGTAGCATGAGGCCCACCAACCACAACAAATGCATTCTCCCTTTCCTTTAATTTTTTTGTGATAGCTTGTATCTGAGGAAAATTAGGGGAGGTTCCTGTAATCCCATAGCAATCCCCAACGGGTATCTTCCACTGACGTTCTTCCAACCCAGACAAGTCACATAGCTGCACATCAATATTTCGTTTTTCCAAATAAGATGCAACATACAATATTCCTAAAAAGGGGAGATCAGTATCCGAAATTAGCCAAGGACTCGGTGGGATAATAAGCACCACCTTTGGCATAAGTACACATCTCCATTTTGTTTTTAGTTATCACCATTATACCATACCCATTCTAACATTTGTCTGTAATTTTGGTATAAGCTCTGCAGCGAAGACTACTCTCTAGTTCTCGCAATTGCTCACAAACCTCATCGAATTCAAAAAGTATACACTCATAATATTTCAAATCAGCCACATCCATAACACCAAAAAAAATATCTAAACTATCATCTGCCGCTTTAATCTCCATCAACCGATTTCTAAGTTGTTTTCTAATTTTCTTTGCTTCTTTTCGTATTTCTTCAGACATAACAACCTCGTGGCGGGTGAGGGAGGAGTCGAACCTCCGGTGTTTTCTCGTAGAGTCACGGTTTTACAGACCGCTGCCCTCGCCTCTAGGCACACTCACCCACTAATAAATTATTACTCTCCTACCTCTTCCAAATATGCTTTATTAATCCAAAAGGAACAATTACCATGACCGTCTTCTTCCATACACACTGACGGAGAATTCATTTTTTCTTTTTGCTCATTAGATAACAAAGAATAGTATTTCTCACTCATCGTAAATGAACAGAGTCCACCATCTTCTCTCAGACACAGAGAAGGCATCACATCCTCAACAGCCATAGGTGGAGTTTCATCATCTAACCCTACCAAGCCTCTGCCCTCACCTGGAAAATAATCGATATTACTATCATCTTTACTAGCTGGATTTGTAAGTACGGAATGCCCAATCACCGGCGTCGTGCCATTCTGTAAAATAAGAAAAGAGCCTGTAGATATAAGAGCACCTAACACAACACATCCAATCGCTATTCCTAATAATCTCATGGTACATCTCCTTTCCTTGATCTGTTTACTTACTTAATTCCATTTATATATTTATATATGAAGCCTAGGGAGAGATTCGAACTCCCGATGGACTTACGTCTGAGGCTTACAAAACCCCTGCTCTCGACCACTAAAGCGACCTAGGCATTAAAATCCAAACTGTCCTGTATCCACCCACTCCATACTAATTAATGACCAGAAATCTAATGCTAGCTTATCCTCCGTATAAGCATATGGAAGCCATCCATAACCAGCTTCTCCCCATCCCCTCCCCCAACTATTCAGGAACTTTATAGCTCCCTTACTGGTTGCCCTTGTCTTTTCATCTTTTATAACAAGATTATCATCATATCCCACCGCCAACACAGCATGCCCACCAATACAAGCATCCTTTTTATTAGGATACGGAATCTTCCCACCACCACCATCCTTATAATTCTCAAAAACATAAAATCCAAACATAGATGGCATTCCGGCTGCAAGATATTTCTTTACTGAATAAAGAACTGCACTTCCTTTCTTATCCAGTTTTACAGGATCATGAGAAAAATATGTCAAAGCTTCCCAGTTATCAGCTAATCCGTATATAAATGGGCCTGGAGCCTTGTCAAATCCCTTGATAGAATATTTAAAATATTGCTCTGGAGGCACCCCAAACAATACCAAAGCCCCCATTGTACTTCTGAGATAAGCTCCTGTATCACCATGATCGACACCTATAAGCCACCGTGTAACCTTATAAACAAATCTACGAGAACCCAAAATTGACTTCCCAAAAGCTTTTTCCTGATAGTATTCAACCATAGACGTTGCGGCATGAGCAGTACAAGATCCAAGTTTCCCTTGATCCTTGACAGTAGTAATCCACTTACCGAGATCAACTTTTTCGGGGAGAGGTGCTGGATCAGAACCTAACGGTATTCCCATCTTCTCAACTTGGCTCTTTATATCCAGCTCAGTATAGTCTCGTAAATCTGGGTATGACCGTAACCAACCCGTACCAAAAACTTTTTCAGCTTCTACATCTTCAATCCTGTGTGTTAATAATGACATACTTGATCCTCCTCTCATTGTGGTTGTGGCGGGAATGAAGGGATTCGAACCCTCGACTTCCTGATCGACAGTCAGGTACGCTAGGCCGCTGCGTCACATTCCCTGGCTATTATTCAAAGCTCTATTTTTCTCTTCTTCCCAATCCTTATGATAAATATACCCAAACTGATACACTATAAAATCAAGTAGATGGGTAAGCCCTTCCACTTTATCTTCAAGCTCTCGTATCTGCTGCTCTTGCTTCATTAACTGTGTGGTAGGATTAACTCTCAAAACTGGAACACTTTCTCTGGTCATCATACTCTCCCCTACTGGATCTGGAACTGGAACTGGAATTTGATGAAGAAGAACTACTAGTTCCAGTTCAAGCTCTAAATCGAGTAGTAGTTCTTCTTCATCAAGTTCCAGAGAATCTTTTTTATACCCCACTGTCTTTGCATATCTAAATCTATACCCACCAAGGACAGGATCTGATTTTCGCATAGCTTTAGACACAATAGTTTGTGGAATATTTAAATCATGTGAAATCTGTTTAATAGTATAATATCGTTTAATAAACTTCCCTTTCATATATTTTTACTATTTCAATTGCTACAAGTGCTTTGGAATACTTCGTCACACTGGTGTGAAGGCACATCTATATAGTCGCACCCCCGTTGACGACATAAAGTTTCACAAGTCGTCTGACATCGTAAAATTTGGTGTGTAAAACTCCAGCAGTTAGCACAATGCCCCTCACAAATACCGGCACAGGAACCACTACTTCCCCTGTATCCATCATCGTAGCTTCCCCCGTAATAGCCTCCATACTCACCACAGCCACTCAAAACAGAGGCTATGATCATAAAGAGGAATACAAAAAGTAAAATTAACAACCCTAACATCATCAAAAACGCTAGCCTGTCTTTGATTTTGGCAAGCATCTTCTCATCTCCTTGTCTAGGTAATCGACTCATACTTTACTCCACTATTTACTACACTTACAAAATGGATCCAGCTTTACACAATAGACTTGTCCAACCACCGCACCAGCACACAGTTCCTTATGGTAACTCCTATCATTCTGATCACAGCTCCACAATGACTTGCCGTAGCCTTCAAAATGTGCTATAATATGCTTTTCTGTCCTGCTCGCACAGCCCCCAGAACTCGTCCTCACATCCAGTTCAAAGTCAGTAAGCTTTGCCTTCTTCACACACTCGCAGCAATTCCACTCCGAGCATGTAGGAGCAAGAAGGAATGGCAGCAGTAAAAAATAGCAAGGATTTTCATGTTATCTCCCTTTCTTTTGATGCAGGTGGAGGGAATCGAACCCCCAATCCCGAAGGCACACGGGCCTAAACCGTGCCTGTATCCCTAGTTCCAGCACACCTGCATAAATCATATGGCGTATAGTGCCCAAACAACTCATATAGTATCGGCTCATCTATAAAGCATCCAAATAGCAAAAATACATACAGCACCTAAAGTCCCATAGCAGATCACAACAGCAAGATTTTCCATGCTAATCTCCTTTATCAGCTGGTACTCTTTTCAAATGCTGCAATAAAAATATAAGATCGTCTATGTCCTCAAAATTGAAGTCCCAACACATCCCTGCAGTATCATCTTTATCACCAGGAAAAGGATACCAAATACAGCAGCCGACCTTCCCTTTGTACTCTATCTTATCCCCTCTAATGTTCCCTTGCTTGTATATATGAAACTTATCTTTCTTTTTCACCTGTACCATCAATCATCCTCCATTGAGTACTTAACAACCACATGCTTCGGATTACCACAACCGCACATAAGAGTCTTCAATGGAACTTCCTCTCGCTTCTCAAAAATGTATTCCTTCCCACAAGGCATCCCAATTTTAAGTACAGGACATTTCAAATCCCGGTCACCATCCAAAAGCATATCCACTAAAATATTTCGATGCACCGCATGAATACCTACAAATTCTCCTAAGTCTTCTCCTTCAACTAGGTCTATTATTGCCTCCTTCTCAATATGATCTGTAGTTTTCTCCTCCATTTTATTCCTCCATGAGTTTACCACACAGTTTCGGGATGGGGTGATTTGAACACCCGACTCCCTGCGCCCAAGGCAGGTGCTCTTCCAGGCTGAGCTACACCCCGTTAAAATCCTTTCTCATCCTTTGCATATCATCATCCCACCCAGATATATCGTAGTAGCCTAACTTACAATAAAGCCGTCGAGCACTCCAATTATTATCTCTAACATACAAAGCAGAGTACATACACCCTCTATCACGAGCTCTACCTTCGAGAGTTGCAAGCAATCTAGATGCTACACCATTCCTTCTGAACGCTGGAACAACAGAGACATCCTGTACCTGCAAACTCTTCTTCCGTTTCCCATTATAAACAACTCCTACAGCCTTCCCTATTATTTGGTTACATATTTCCGCCTTCAAAACAATCGCACAGGGATTTCTAAGCCTTCTCACAAAACTTTGCCTATCCCACTGCCCCATATACCGAAATGCCTTCTCCTCTACTGCCACTAATTCACAAACATCATTAAGAGTTGCCTCCCTTATATGTACTCTTCTTTCCATCGCTCCTCCCTTTCTTGCTCTTTTTAACACTTGTACTAATCTTATCATCGCAAGCAGCAGTTCTATTCTCACCTAAAGCAACCTTGTTGTTCCAGCGTTCAGAACTTCTACGTAGCCGCACCCTCTCACGATTCTCTGCGTACCATTTCTTGAAGTAAGCAGCGATCCTTTCTCTATTCCTTCTACGATATCTCTTAGCATATTCCCTGATCTTATCCTGATTCTTTAACCTGTATTCAGCTTGTTTCAACAGCCTAGTTTCTCTATGCTTTATATGTACAAACTTGGAACATTCGTAACAGTATTTGTACTTTCGATTTCTAACACTGCACCCAGAATCTCGGAAGTCATGACCACGTCCACAAAGCGATCCAAGATTCCACACTTCTGGATTATAGCCATGTATCATCAACAGCCTCTTTTCCTCCGCTTCACTATACGGAGAATACTTTTTCTTCTCTTTCTTCATTTTACCTTTCCTCCTTTTTCTGGTAGACGAGATAGGATTCGAACCTACGATCCCTTGCTTGTAAGGCAAGTGCTTTAACCACTAAGCTACTCGTCTGTTTTTACATACTTCCAGGTAGTATTTCTTCCTAGTTTTTCCTCCTTAGTTTTTCGTATATCCAGTTTTGTAACAATTACTTCTACGTCCACTTCCCACTCATGCCACGTATCACATTTATCACATACAGCATAGAATATACCAACTTCGTGTGGTTCCAATGTTTTAAGTTCACACGGGCCGTCCTTACTTTGAAAATTTTCTAGTTCCACTCCACAACTGCAAGTAGCCTTATAATCCACGTAATCGAACATGCCCATAGTTTATTATCTCTTAACTTTCCCCATTAGTATAATCTTCTCACACCTTCTCTTTCGATAATGCCTGAGCCAATCTAGAGCTCGCCTCTTTTACGAGACGATTATACCACTCTTCAACTCCGTCATGTCGGCGGCACACAACTTTAAAGGGATCCGGTATGCTCCTATGATAAACCCACTTGTCTGAAGCCTTCTCCTTCAACATCTTCTTACAGATAAAACACTGTACTTCCGCCTCCTTCGAAATTTCAGCCATTTACCTAGCCTTCCCCGGTTTCTTCCGTCTTTTTACTGGAACTCTCTTCATTTTCATCTTTGCCTCTCTCTCCAACCAATTATACATCATAAGACTGGTTCTGACACTGTAGAAGTTATCGAGCTTCTCCTTCTCGTATAGTACATCTTTGAACTCATCCGTCTCTCTAATAGCCTCAGCCTCTATTCCAATCTTTCTCATCTTCTTGTAATTAAATCCTGATCGGACCCATTCCATAACATATGTCACATAAAACCCTACCGATCCTTGAGGCATCGTTTTTTGTTGTGCTACGTGAACAAGCTCATGATGTATAAGTAATGCCTGAAAATATCTATTACTAGAATCATAAACAGAATCATCGATAAGTATAAGATCTTCATGAAAAGTAATCCCTAAATGCCAAAACCAAGTAACCTTATAGAATTCTACTTCATCATATAACTCAACAGGCATAAATCCCCTAAATTCATGCCCGTACTTATCAAGATACTCCCTAATTCTTTCATCTGGGTACCATCTGTCCATATGTTTTGACCCCACTAGGCATATCACAATTGCTCAGAATGGGATCAGTTACTAGCCCCGTTAGTTGTTGTTGGGCGTGGTGGGAGTCGGACCCACAAAACCGGGAGCTTAAATCCCGTACCTATACCAATTCGGTTACACGCCCTTCTTTTTCGTCTTCGTTTTCTCCACTGACAAAAACCCGAGTTCACTTAAATATTTAAAATCCCGTATACAAACTACTGGTGCGAATCTCTTTCTGTATTCATCTGTATCCTTAGGAATTGAATCTCCTTCCTTCATGCCTTCCATCTTAAGATCCGATATAATATGTAACCTAGCAGCTGCGGCGGCCCCATCTCCCCACATCTGTCTTACAATCTCAATCCCTTCCTTATTATGTAATACGTCCCGGTGCATTGGATCGAAGCTACCATCAGCCAACCATGCATACTGATCAAGATATCGATGTACATGCTCATACGTCTCACCAAACTTCATTAGACTCTCGGCCATATGCTCCGATAGTTTCATGGCCATCAGTCCTTTGGGAACCGCAAATTAAATGGACGATCCTTCACCAGATTTGGAACCTCATCAAAATCCCGTTTACCAGCATCGCCCATCTTTTTTTCTTCCATACCTTTTCTCCCTATACGATTTACCAACCAAACACCACCGCCACCATCTCTAATCGCACCTGCAGCAACAGGGCTTCCCAGGCTATACCGCTAGTCTGCTGAATCAGGTCAATCAATCGATCCGTCTCCATCACAACCCCCCTTTTTAGTCAAAGTGACTACTAATCACCCGTCTCCTTGCCTTCCAGGGCCTCACGGGCAGCAACAAAAATGCCTTCTTCGCCTGTATTGTCTCTTACGTATTCCAACGCTTCCCGCAGCCTGTCCCGTTCGGCCTCAAGTGCATTACTTTTGTCTATCGCCACGGCCATCGTTACGTCCTGTGTCCGTAGCTGTTCCTGCGCCTCGGCAAGGTCGGCCTCGGCCTTCTCTACTCTCTGTTGCCAGCTTTCAAGGGCTTTCCAGATGTGATCGTAGTCACTCATCAGATCCTCCAATCTTCAATATCAACCAACCCAAAAACACCCAATACCCGCAATAAGCGAGTACAAACGCCCACTCCCACAATCCGATTGACGGATCACTCATGGCTCACCCCCATCTTATTTCAGCCATTTTGGTTTGTCGCATACATCGAAATAAATAGCATCGTCATCGTGAACTTCTTCAAGGCGGTTTTCCAAACGCTTGATATAGGCCAGGAGGTCGCTGGCCTTCCCCTGCTCGGGGACAAAGCTCAGCATCAGCTCGAGGCCCGTCATGGTCCGGCTTCCCAAATACTCCAGCTCCTCTTTAGTCGGTAGACTCATTTGTATCCCCCCCCTTTTTTTTGCTCATGACTACTCCTTTCCCTTAATCAGTTCTTCCTCCTCTTTGGTGAGGCTGAGATTCCTCTGTGTCAGCTTGCTTGGTTCCACTCTTCTCGGGGTTCCGTTTTTCAGGTTGGTAAAAGAAGGATTCGCCTAAGTGTGGCAAGCTCGGCCTCAAGCAGAAGAATTTTGTTTATCGCTTGTATGTGATCCTCTCTTGCGGCACTTGTCTCGGCCTCGGCCTTCTCTAGTTTCCCAAGCAACTCCTCGGCCTGGGCCTTGTAGTAGTCCCGCTCTGCCCGTAGACAACCGATTTCCTCATAGAATGCATCTGCTTGTCGGTCAAATTCCTTGGCATCTGCTTTCCAACCGGCAAGCTCGGCCTTAATTCGCCGTATTTCTTTTGCATCTGATAGACTCGGTTCCCCCGTATCTCGACACTGCCTATCGTCTCCAATGGCGTTGCCAATGCCATCACGATAATGCTTGAGGCGTTGCTGCGCCTCGGCAAGCTCGGCCTCGGTTTTCTCCCATCCATCCCATGCGCTTTCTAGCCATTCCTCAAAGAATTTACATTCCCGTTTCGCCTCGGCAAGCTCGGCCTTGCGTTGGTCGTTTTCTCCGTCATAGATCACAATTTGCTCTCCAAGAAGTTTGACGTTATCCCGCATCTCGACAAGCTCGGCCTCAAGCAGAAGAATTTTGTTTATCGCTTGTATGTGATCCTCTCTTGCGGCACTTGTCTCGGCCTCGGCCTTCTGTGCTCTCTGTCGCCACTTTACGGTTTCTTTGATCGGTGGTGCCCCGCAATGTTCACAATGTGGCATGAGTCTATCGGATTCCGTCACGGCTCACCCCTTTCCAATCTGTAACACGGACCAATATACTCAGCCATCAATAGATTTGTTCCAAAAATTTGCTCTATCTCGGCAAACGATTCAGCCGCAACATATACTATCTCATCATCACACTTAGCATATTTACCATTAGCAAATTGAGTGGTTGTTTTTAGGGCATTGGTGGTTTTTACCCGTACTTTGTAGCAAAAGTGTGACACAATCTTACTCATATTCCTCCCTTGTATCCTTCAGCTCAATCAAAAGTGCTATTGCTACCTACGCCGTAGCCTCCTTGAGCTTCTTTTTATAAGCTACCTCCGCCCTAGAAATCTCTGCCAGTACCCACCAGCTCCGATACATGTCATTCCACTTCTCAGGGCTCTTTCGCATATCCTCTGCTAAATCTTTGAGGAACTTTTTGAACTCAATCGGGTCATAAATCCAGCTCTTTTGATCCAGATCCAAAAACGGTAGTATCACGATCTACCTCCTCCAAAATAAGTTAATTTTTTCTTGACTTTCTATTTTTCTTTTGATAACGTAATTTCTAATAACAACCCAAAACTTAGAAAACTGAAAGGATATATCATGCCTAAAAAACCTCGTAAAATAAGAAAGCCACAACCGAAACCATCTACCGCAATCCTAATCAAGAAAGACAACAATACCATCCGAATACGTCACCAGCGATTTGATGGGTTCGACATCTATACAGCAGAAACAGTAAACGAGAAATTACTTTTTCATAAACCAGAAGATAAGCACATAATATTTGCCGATACATTCAAATTCCTCGGATCAAAGGAGAATCTATGGCTGTGCGAAGATGTTACAAACGGTACAATCCACATCGCCCCCTTTGACCGGTTTGCTCAGTTAGATATGAATAAGACCTAATAATTTTATTTACATCTCCGATCATTACAGATCCTCGTTCAGGTACTGGATAATATAGTTCCCCTGTACATCTTTTATAGAAGTTTTAGGAATATCATCTATATCCTTAAACCTCACCAATGCCAATCCAGCCGTCCCATTGAAGTCGTGGATCAATAAAATACAGAGGAGATATTCAGCAGTACAAGTATCTCCTTTCAAGCTATATGTTATACTTTCGTATAATTCCTCATAAGAATCTAAGATTATGGGACCGTACCATTTCAAAGCACACACTCGATTACACGTACCTGTAACTGAATCTTCTGTAATACCAAGATCCTTCACACCTAAACATCCTACAAAACCCAACAGCAAAACAATCACAAGGTATCGCATTGTACCCCCATTCACAGATCCTCATTCAGATATTGAATAATACAATTCCCATACTCATCATTAAGAGACGTTCTAGGAATATCATTTACTGTATTGAACCTCACTACTTCCATCTCAATAGTCCCATTAGTATCGTATGTCAGCCAAATACAAAGTAGATCAGGAGCGACACAAGTATTAGGATCGTGTTGGATCAGCAGTGTGGTTATCAAGTCTTCATAACTCTCAAAAACAACACAACCGTACCATTCAATGCGGCACAACGACTTGAACTCGGATTCCTTAATACTTGGGTTCTTTATGACAGGACAACCCAAAACACCCAAGAGCAAACATAGGACTATTTGAATGATTATAGCAATGCTAACAAAGCCTTTCTTATTTTCTTTTCCCATAAAATACCTCCCCACCTGTTTATCTTATACATAAACCCATAGCACCCATTTGTCAAGAAAAAAATAAAAATTATTTTGGGACGAAATTTATAACAGTATTCTGAATATTAGTTAATTGCCGTGACACCCCTTGAAAGTGAGCCACTATCAACGTCCTCAAGTATGAGCCGTTCTATCTGCCCAATATTCAGATCTATGAAAAGCCCATCAAGGAGTTTCCGCACTTCCAGACAGGTAGGACAAAGGATCACTCCCTTATAGTAGGGATCCTCATGTAGTTCGAGGATGAAAGGCTTTAAGCACTGATTACAACGAATCTCAGTCATTCACACCTCCTCTAAGCATGTTATAGATTACTCCTTATATTATAAAAAATTAAAAGTCATTTCGCAATCCTTTTCTGATAGACCCAAATTCCTATTTTCTACACCTCTAAAAACATAATAGATACAAATAGTTATAAGTATCATCTCCACGAAACCCAATAAAGACAGTGGTAAAAAAAATCATTAGCAGAATCAACTAGTTACAGCGACCTTGAAAAAATGAAGACCACCCCGATTTTGGGGGATTCAAAACACAAGCAAATTCAGCCATAAAATTAACAAATACAACTAGTTACAAATTTTAGTAACTCACCTACTTTATACCACAAGAGCTAACATACTGTCAGATTAGCTACTTTCCTTGACATACACTCAAATTTTATTTAGATCCTTTTATATTTTATTTTTCATAACTTATCTCTTTTCCAGTATCTTTAACTTATCGTTACACTAATTTTTTGCTTGACACGATAGTCCTATTTCAATTATTACATATAATTGACTACGGGGTGGGGGAAGATGCTCGGCTAGCAAGCGGTGCTTGCACCTCGCACTTCCGGTTTAGTTCTTACTCTGGTTTTAGATCCAGTCTTCTCACTAAGTTCCTCATTGAGTTTCTATTTCTTCTTCTTATCATACTTCTAAGATTCCATCAAGAAAATAAATAGAAAAAAACTGAGAATTGAGGTTAGGTTGTAATTATTCACCGAGTATCTTCAGGGGGGGTGATTTAGGATTTTTAATGGAGAGGTGTGGCTTTCATCCGAGAAGCCCATCCATCAGGTATGTCCACCCCTCAAGAGTTAAGACTTTAATTTATCAGTGACATCTTACCAGGAAATACTTTTACAGAATAGATGTGACGAGAAGCTCCCGCCTTCAAGTAATACTTTAACTTCCCGCCATAACTCACTTTTTACCTTAACCTTCTTAAAAAAAATAAAAAATATTCAACTTTTATTAAAAAAAGTCTCTGCTCGTGCATCTTTTTAATAGGAAGGGAACCTATGAATCAGCTCCTCAGCACAATTTTAAACTTGATTGAGAGTACTGTCCTTGAATATGAGCTCTTGAAAGAAGAGACAGTCGATGGATTTCCGGTCATGGCCATCCGATGTAATATTCGTAAGCCAGACCTTTCCAGCGAGAATCAGTACTTTATAGCCATACAAGATATTACCGGCCCACACTGCGTCGATTGGTTTGCCCATAAGGATCAGACAGATGATAGGTTAGCGATCTGGAAAAAGTTACTTGGACGTGGGAACAGAGACATTATCGAGTATAGTTTCCCAGGTATTTTCCCAACAAGGAAGTATACCCTTAAGGAGAGTAATAAGAGGAGCAAGAATGATTAAAAGAGATACTCAATTTACAGAGGCAATACCTATCATGTCCTTCTACTTTGGCCCAGTGAATGTTGGGTGGATTTACATTGAACCACCACATTTTGAGATTCGTACCTTCAAACGGGATACTATAGATTTTGATACCCTTGTTGATTATTACCCAGATATTGTCCTCGTAAATCTACACATGAAATTTATACGGGCACATTTTGCAGATTCCTATATTTTAAGGATTCATTCAAAAGATGTAAAAGAAATGTTCAAAACAACACCCACCTCCTTTGAATCTTACAAGGTATACTTTGAAAAGATCATCAATTCACTCTCTACAAGCACAGCCGAACCTAGTTACAAATGCCCATTCTCTTTCTCACCAACAGAATTAAAAAGCTTGAAGCAATTGGTGTATACTCTTCACCTTTTAGAGATGGATAAATATATTACTCACCCACTTCTTACTGAAGAGGATGTATAAATGTACATAAAGGCAAAAACCCTGCCTGATGCGTGGTTTCAAGCTGTCTATAATTTAATAGATTACGATGAAGACAAGAAACTAAAAAATGGAGTCCTATATCAAATAGACCAAGGCAGTTACGAGCAATCATGGCGACTTGAATATCCCTTTATTGCAATTGAAATAAATCATCCTCTAGAAAAACCTTTGCTTCCTGACCTCCCACCTCATACGAACTTACCCCCAATAGCTGATATGGCATATGTATATCAGTATTTCATAGAGTATTTCATGGGAACTGAAATACCTCCTAATACTGTATACAGCTATGGAAGTCGAATTAATCAGATCTTGTGCTGGAACAAAGTACGTGCCTATGACATGCCCCAGTTAGATATATTGATAGAGAGACTTAAGGAACATCCCCACTCTAATCAGCTTATTTTACAGATAGCCGAACCCAGTGATCTTCTTCTTGTTGATCCTCCCTGTTTGAGATCTATAGCACTTAAAGTAATTGATGGTAACATAGATCTCCATGTTTACTTTCGTTCAAATGATCTCTGGTCTGGTTTTCCTGTCAATCTCGCCTGTATGTCACTCTTCCTTAAGTATTTGACAGTGATGGCTGAGTATGGAAGTGGGAAGATATATTACTTTAGTAGTGGGTTGCATCTGTATCATCATAACTTCGAACATGCTGCCATTAGGTGTCAGAAACCAGAATTTATAGAACTGATAGCAAAGTTAATGGGTATAGCTCTTCCCACCAAAGGGACGTGTTTAGCTCATCAAGACGAATAGATGAAAGGAGTATTCCTATGGAGCTTAAATTATCACAGCTTCTTCCAAATCCATTTCGTAAGATTGAACAGTACCCAATTGATAAGGAGAAGGTTGCAACACTAGTAGACTCAATTATGGAAACAGATTTTTGGGATAATCTACTTGCAAGACCTGCTCCTAAAAATGGTAAATACGAGCTTGCTTACGGGCACCATCGACTAGAAGCAGCAAAACAAGCAGGAATAAAAAAAGTAGATATTCCAATTAGAAATCTCTCCAATGCCAGAATGATCAAGATAATGGCTAACGAGAATATGGAGCAGTATCGGGCCGATCCAAAAACAGTACTATCGACTATTGTTACAGCGAAAGAATTTTTAGACTCTGAAATTTCTAAGTGTTCAAAACTGAAGGACTTTTCGAAGCGAGTGGGTGCTGGCACCCGCTCATTATTTGCTAACGAATCTACCTTCCAAAAAGCAAAAGTAAGTAGTGTGGGAAAAGACATCCTTGGTAAATTTCTAGGGGTGAGCTGGAAGGAATGGTTAATAACTGAGGCATTAGCCACAATAAGAGATGTAAAGAAAAAGGAGGTATCGCAAGAAGCAATAGAGGAATTCAAAAGTATGAGGACTTCTGAGCCGTTTAGAGAAGTAGCAAAAGAACAGAGGAAATAAAAATAAAATCTTGAACTGATAATACTAGTGTGATACTATATATTTAACTGCCAATACATAGTAACTTTCCTTTCCTGTACGGATCAAGGATAGCTAAGGTGGAGGGTTATTGGCAGAAACACTAGGTCAGGTACTGATTGCCCTCCACCCCTTTTTTGTTCTAAATGAGGCTATGGCAAGCGTTAAGAATAGTAGAAAGAAAGGCCGCAGATCGAAAGGTAAAAAAAGGAGAAAGGTTGAGAAGGAAAAAAGCAGAAAGACTAGGAAATATAAAGCAGGGAAATCACGAAGTGGAAAAAGCAATGCCCGATCAACTAGTAAAAAGACTCGTAACAAAGCAACCAAGAAGAATAAAAAGAAGGATAAGAGCAAGAAGAGGAAGCAATAGCGGCCATTAGTGTTACTGTTAACCCCAACCTTTAGTGGGGTAAAGGAGTAGTATATGAAAGCAGTCCTCAACTACCTCCTCGAACAGCCTAAGACCTATATTCCTCTGATTGGAATTGCAATTACTTGGGGGGCTGACATTATTGCACAGCAACTCGGTGTTCCACTATCCATCAGTCCTGAGGTCAAAGAATCTCTCACGGTACTTTTGGGAGTTCTTGCAGCCTACCTTTTACGTAGAGGCACTGTGAAAGACAAGGACATGGATAAGAAGCTCGAAGAACTCATGAAGAAGATATTAAAGGAAGTTCGAGGTTAGTAATTAAAAGCAGCTAAGTCCATAATTTCTGGACATACCGCACAAAAAAGTAGGGAGTAAGACATTTCTCGTTCAAAATTAGGAAAAAAGTCTCAGCTACTCAACTTCAAATATCAAAACACACACCTCAGATGCAGGTGTACTTCACATAAATGCCGTCACTATAAAAAAGGAGAATGCAAAAAAATATATAAAAACAGCAAACCTACCTATTAGGAGATCGTACAAATATGCCAGGAAAACTATCAGACAATGCATTACAAGTAGCACAATCCAGATATTTTATGGAAGGTGAGGATTGGGAGAAATGTACTTATCGAGTTGCAAGTAGTGTAGCTACTATTGAGAAGGACAAAGAAAAATACGAACAAGCATTCCACGAAATGATTTATAATATGGAGTTTATACCTGGTGGGAGGATACTTCGAAATGCAGGAAGACCGAAGGGAAACTGTTATAACTGTTTTAATATTCCAATAAATGATAGTAGAGAAGAGATAGGAGAACACCTTAAAAACTGTCTTATTACCTGGGGAACCGGTGGTGGAATTGGTTGTAATTGGTCATCTATTAGACCAAAGAACAGTCCTATAATTACTTCTGGTGGCCAAGCTTCTGGACCTGTCAGTTTTCTTGAAGCTACCGATGCCCTCGCTGCTACTATAGAATCAGGAGGTCAGAGAAGAAGTGCTGCCCTTGCTAGCCTAGATATTACACATCCTGACATCTTTGATTTCATCGATGCCAAATTAGTCCACGGGAAGCTATCTCATTTTAACATTAGTGTTAATATCAATAATGATTTCTTAGTCGCCGTTGAATCCAATGATGAAATAGAACTCATATTCAATCAACAGGTCTATAAAAAAGTCAAGGCAAGGACTCTGTGGAATAAAATTTTAAAGAATATGCTGAATCATGCAGAACCTGGACTATTAAATACAAGTAACCTATACAAAAATAACTCATACTCATATGCAAATGTGACCTGTCTTTCTGGTGATACATTAATTTCTACTACAGATGGGCTTGTACCTATAAAAAATCTTGTAGGAAAAACTATAAATTTAGTTACTGATTTGAGGACTATTAATTCGCAAGGTACATTTATAGAGCGTGGTAGAGGAGTGTATTCTGGAAAACAACTATTATTTGAGGTAAAACTGTCCAATAAACAAATTCTTAAGGTGACACACGACCATGAAGTAAGAACGATGAGAGGTTGGAAAAAGGTAAAAGATCTAAAAATAAACAAAGACTATTTACTGGTGCAAAATTCTATTTCTCAAAATTTTATTAGTAAAGAAATAAATGAAGCTGAATATGATGATGGATTTATGGTAGGTTATTTAGTTGGGGATGGTTGGATAACATACCATAAAAACAATAAGAGTACTCAATACGGATTTGTATGTCATGAAGACGAAAAGAACATTATTGATTTTATTTATGAAAAAATCAATAGTATGACAAAGCGAGAAACTAATTGGAGAAGATCTTCTAATGGAGGAAAATCTTTTGAGTTAGTAACAACAGATAGTGTCATAAGACAATATTTCTCTAAATGGGGTTATGTAGACATTACAAATAAATATGGGTACACATCAGGGACCAAAAAAAGTAGTAAGTTTATATCAGATGAGGTGTTAACTTCTTCTCCATCTTTTAAACGAGGTTTTATATCTGGCCTATTTTCCGCAGATGGACATATTTGCACTTACAAAAAAAGTAAGTGTTCTAGGATTCAATTGACTACCGCAAAAAGGGATACAGCACAAAGACTCCAAATAATGTTAAATGAGTTTGGCATCCCAACGAGTATAGGCTCTGGGATAACTAAACTGAATGGAAAATTACATACATGTTATAATGTAACAACATCAGGATTTTTGGCAACTATGGCTTTTAAAAGTCATATTGGTTTGAAATATAGTATAAAACAAAAAGAATTGAATTTAGTTACACCGGAAACATGTACAGATTGGACTACCAAATTTTATGGTGCTTATCTTGTAAAAAGCGTTAAAGAATTAGAAGTAGAAGATGTTTATGATATTCAAGCTGATGTTACCCACTCACTTATTGCAAACGGAATAGTTGTCCATAATTGCACCAACCCATGCGGAGAATTGCCCCTCGAACCTTACTCGGCTTGCTGCTTAGGTTCCCTTATTCTTCCTAAATATATTAGCGAAGGAGGGAAAGTTCATTGGAAAAAGTTAGAAGACACCATCAAACTGGCTATAAGATTCCTAGATAATGTGATTGACGTGACAAGATATGAATTAAAACAAGTTGATATAGCTGCACACAGGTCAAGAAGAGTCGGTTTAGGAGGCGCAGGACTAGCCGAATTCCTTTTCGCTAAGAAAGTAAGATACGGAACAGAAGAATCTATATCAGAAATAGAACGCCTCGTTAAGTTTATCAGAAACGTTGCTTATCAGACCCTAGTTGAACTCTCTGTCGAAAAGGGCTCTTTCCCAGCATTTGATCCTATAGCATATGGTAAGGCATCTTTTGTTAGAAAACTCCCTGCATCACTACGGAGTGATATTAAAAAACATGGATCAAGGTGCGTTACTTCTTTATCATGGGCTCCGACAGGAACTATCTCCTTATTACCAGAAGTCTCTAGTGGATGCGAGCCTCTCTTCGCCAGGGCTTATAAGAGGAAGGACAGAGTTGGCACTCGTATTTATATACATCCAGTATATAGAAAATTAATAGAGGAGGGCAACCTTATCAAACAAAAGGAGCTCCCAGATTGGTTTGTAGATGCTTATGATTTAACGCCTCAAGATCATCTAGAAGTCCAAAGCATCATTACTAAATACATTGATAGTGCAGTGAGCAAGACCATTAACCTACCAAAAGAAACTACCTCAGATCAATTAAGTTCACTCCTATTAGAGTATATCTACGACTTAAAAGGTGTAACAGTATACAGAGACGGATCCAGAGAAGGTCAAGTATTAAACAGAATTCCCCACGAAGAAACACTAAAAGCAGTCAAAGACGGTAAAATAATTGATGACGAAATTCCAGAAGAAGCAACAAAATGTGCATCGGGGAAATGTGATATCTAGACATGATACAGATTGTAAAAACTAATACATATTCAAAGCTTGAGTTTATTCAAGAAAACCCACTTGATTTAGAGACTCACAAGAAGTGCGTAGCTGAGCTCCATCGTAGACTAGCCATATTTGATCCTAATGCAAAATTCTCTGAAAAGTATAATTCGTTTAAGTCTAACGGCGAGCGTATTTGGGATGGCTATATTCGTTTCTTCAATACCAAGAACTTCTCATTCCTTACAGGCCACCTCCCTTACGTTGAGAAAGTCCTTGATGGCCAAGAAGTTGAGTACGGAATCATTGATAAATGCTACCGGCCCAATGTTGATATAAGTCCTGTCTATGAACTAAAGGGAATTACATTAAGAGATTACCAGAAAAAGGGTGTCTATATCTGCACCAACAGAACTAATCGAGGAGTATTTTATCAAGCAACAAATTCTGGTAAAGGACATAGTTTAGATACACCTATACTTACTCCTACTGGGTGGCAAGAGATACAAAATTTAAAAGTAGGAGATTATATTGTTGCTGCTGATGGATGCCCTACAAGAATTACTGGTTTATTTCCTAGAGGTAAACAGCAAACTTATACAATTACATTTAATGATCATACTTCTATTATTTGTGATGCTGATCATTTATGGACAGTACAGACACCATACAGCAAAAAGAAACTATGGAATACCTTATCTACGAAAGAAATAATAAAGCGAAATAATAAATTAGGTAAGAGAGCTTCACGCCTTAAAATACCTAATTGTTATCCTATCCAGTTTAACAGAAAAAAATTACTTTTGAAACCCTATGTTTTAGGAGTATTATTAGGTAATGGAAGTCTTTGTTATACCACACCAAAATTAACTACTACAGATAAAGAAATAGTCAATGCAATATCAAGATATTACAAAGTGAATCCGATCAGTTCGAAAAACAGATGCCAAGGATATTCTATATTAGACATACACGATATTATCAAACAATTAGGACTAAACGATGTAAGGTCATGGACAAAATTTATACCAAAAGAGTATTTACTATCCGATATTGATGATAGATTGGCTATTCTTCAAGGACTAATGGATACAGATGGAACAGTATGTAAAAGTGGAAGGACAGTTAGTTTTAGTAGTACTTCAAAACAGTTAGTATGTGATGTTATGTATTTAGTTAGATCTTTAGGAGGAAAAGCTGTCTTAGGTAAACCGAGGCGTACAATTTATACAATTAACGGCATAAAAAAACAAGGACGAGAAAGCTATCGAGTATATATTAAATTAATTTATGATAATCTTATACCTTTTAGGTTGGCTAGGAAAAAAGTTCGATACTATAACCATACGCATAAAAAACATAGCTATAAAACTATTGTAGGTATAAAGGATGCAGGAATACAAGAAACTATTTGTATTTCAATCAATCACCCATCTGGCTTATATGTAGCTAAAGATTTTATAGTGACACACAATACAATCCAGGCAATTGCTACTTGCGAATCCATCCCTGTGAACACTCTTTTTCTAGTGGATCGAGTAGAGCTTCTAGACCAGGCGTATAAAAAGTTCAAGAAGCATGGGTCCAGAGAAGTTGGAGTCATTACACCACAGGAATTTGAGCCTAGGGAAGTAACCATCGGACTGCAACGAACCATCTGGAGTAGGCTTAGAAATCAATATACTAGGGATGAATATACAAATTATTTGAAATCGGTAGAAATGCTGTTCGTCGATGAAGTACATAAGTCAACTTCTTCTACCTGGAAATATGTACTTAGGCATATGCATCACGCTTACTATCGGTACGGCCTATCTGGTACTCCTCTGTTAGAAGATGCCATTCGAAATATGCTCCTTGTTGGTTTTATTGGTAGGATTGTACAGAAAATTAGCAATCAATATCTAATTGAAAATGGATATTCTGCAAAGCCTTTAATTAACATTGTAAAACGTGAGGCGGAGAGGATTTCCAGTACTCTTGATTACATTGAGGTATACAGAATAGGGATAACAGAGAATGCTACAAGAAACGCTCAAATTATAGATCTAATCAAAAAGCATAGTGGGGAAACCATTCTTGTAATAGTAAAACATTTAGAGCACGGTAGGATCATAAAAAGTTCCATAGAAAAAGAGAAAGGGTATTTTGTATCGGGACAGGATAGGAAGGCAGAACGTATTTCGATATATAATAAATTTAAAGATAAAAAGATCCCAATCGTAATTGCAACCATGATCTACAAAGAAGGAATAGACATCAGTGCTATTGATGTTCTTATATATGCAGCTGGCGAGAAGGCACCTGTTACAATATTACAGGTTCTTGGAAGGGGACTAAGAGCAAGGGAGGATAAGAAGTTTTTAAAATATTATGACTTTGAAGATAAAGGGCATCGCCATTTGAGCAGCCATACAAGAAAAAGGATCAAGATCTACAAGAGAGAGAATTTCTTAATTGAATACATAAGATAGAATACTGAGAGGTATCATGACAGAGATACCTGATTTTGTTAGAATGGAAGATTATGTAGAAAGGGCTAATGGAACTTATACTCGGTATTCCACACCTGAACTAAATCTTCGGATCCGACAGATGATTGAGATGTTAGGCCTTGATCCAAAAGATGGGGAGATGAAGAAGAAGATATGGAGTGACAGAACACAAGAAAGAATCATAAGCCATTTACTTTCATATGCTATACAAGAAAAAAAAGTAGATTATACTCACACATGGTACAAATGGTTAAAGAATAAAATAAACGAATTTCATTACAGATATACAAAACATCAGCTTATACATAAAGATACTATCGATGCGTACAAAAAACTATTCAGATTATACCTATTTATTACAACAGAGACAGGCGTATTAAAGGCAGAAGATAAAGGCAAGGAATTAAATTACTATATAGCAGCGCAATATAGTGCCAGGTACAGTCCAGTGAAAGGCTTATTGACTAAATTTACAGTTGATACATTTTTATTCAATCGTAATATCCTTTACTACAGGGATTTTAAAAAGAACGGGTTTCCCCCAACACTCATCATACCAGGACCAAAGCTCCTATACCACCCCAAAGAAACCAATGAACACAAACGTAGACTTCGTAACCTACCTGATATAAAATGTACTCCATTTCTTGACATCACCCTTCCTATCTTAAACCTCAGAATACCAGCACTTACCAGGAAGACAAACGATTGGCTCCATCATTACCTCCGTTCCATCGAGCTCATGATGATTCGAGAAAGATTGCTTGCTCGACCTTACAATCGCTTTCTTCTATCTGTTGAGCATTTGAGAGTATACAAGGAGATAATGAGTCGTGCAAGTACAAAGTAAAAGCCAAACTATTCTCGAAGACATTTATAGTTCTTTAAGATCACGAAGTACTGAATATAAAGTAGATAATGCTAATGAAAATCTTATCTTAAAAACATGTCCGATATGTCAAGATACTGGAGATCATTTTTATTTAGGAATTGCGACAAAAAATTTAGGGCTATGGAATTGTTTTAAATGTAGACAAGGGGGAAGTTGGAATAAACTCAAAAGGCATATAGTAGGGGAAGAGGGTTGTTTTATTGATACTCCCTTTCATGCCAAGCCAAAGATTAATGTAGAACAAGGAGCATCCAAAACAGTAACGGCACATAACAGATTACTTTCTGATTCTGACACAATGAGTTGGCTATATAACAGGAACATTAAAATAGATTCAATACAAAAATACAAGCTAGGTGTAAAAACTATAGAGCATCCTAAATCAAAAGAAATAATAAAATACCTTACTATCCCGTTTATCTTCAAAGAGCAACTCGTAGACATCAAATACCGTAGCCTACCCCCAGCGAAGAAATCCTTTTATCGAACTCCTGGTGGGATGAGTATACTATATAACTATGATAACATCGATCATTCTCTTAACTACATTTATATATGTGAAGGGGAGTTAGATGCAATAAGTTTAGCTCAAGAAGGGGAATCTAATATCGTTTCTATTACAGTGGGAGCGAAATCTTTTATACCAGAATGGTTTGACCTATTAAGAGAGTTCAAAATCATATATTTAGTTATGGATAATGATGCGGCGGGGCAGGAAGGCGCAAAGATTATTGCAAACAGATTAGGTAGGGATAGATGCTACAATATTCTTCTACCAAAAGAAGTAGATCCAAAAACAAAAAAGCCTAAAATAAAAGACCTCAATGATTATTTTAGATACCACGACATTAGTGATTTTAAGACTTTAACCTTACGAGCCACCCAATTTACGATTGATACCATATACTCTATTGAAAATGTTATCAGCAATCTTGAATCTCAGTTCAAGGACAAAGGAGAACTCATTGAAGGGTTAGCTACGCCTTGGGAGAGCCTGAATAGTAAAATGGGACCAATTGCAAGGGGGGATTTGATCTATCTAAGTGGGAAGCCAAAGACTGGTAAGTGTGTTGAAAAGTCTACAAAGATATGTACTCATAAAGGATTAATAAGTATCGAAGAAATGTTTAGCTATTATGGTATTTCTCTAGATAATGATGAAAGAGTTGAAGATATCAGTAGTAAAAAAATATTTGTAGATACTAGCAATGGTAGGAGACAAATCACACATTTTACTATTAATGGGAGGAGAGAATTATTAGAAATCAGAACTAAGTTAGGACTATCAATTAAAGTAACCAAGAACCATCCACTTCGAGTAATGGGAATGACAGGAAAATTAAAGTGGGTAGCTGCTAAAGATCTCAGGGTCAAAGATAGATTGGTAGTTAGTAGATCTATAAGTGAAGGGGGAGCAGTAGATCTAATTACAAGAGAGGAAGCAAGATTCATTGGATACCTTATTGCTGACGGATGTTTATCTGTCTCCAATCGAATCCTATTTTCTAACTCAAATCAGGATGTAATAAACGACTACAAAAGCTGTGTTTATACTATAGATCAAGAATTAGAAGTGGAACATTATCCCCAAAAAAATTCGAATGGTGTTGAACAGCATATAAATTCCAAACGTTTCAGAGAATTCATTAGGTCTGCCTATACTTTAGATTATGTAAAAGCTGCCGATAAAGTGGTACCACTATTAATACGGACAAGTTCTAATATTATATGGAAGGAATTCTTGTCTGCGTATTTTGAATGCAAATCATATATTAATATCTCTCGTAATTGTATAGAAGTTACATCTTCCTCCAAGGAATTAATAGATACGATACAACTCATGTTACTCAGTTTGGGAATCGTGTCTCGACAGCGTATGAAAAAGGTTAAAGGGTATGACCAACCATATTATGAACTAGTACTACCTTTTGATGAAGCCATTAAATTTATTCAGAGGATTGGATATATAAGTAAAGAGCAAAAAGATAAAATAGATATATTACTGCGAAATAGTAAAATTAAAAGAAATAAATCTAATGACACAGTACCATTCCAGAGAGAGCACTTTTTATACATTCAAGATAATTATTCTACTGATGGAGAATGGAACCATCTCGCAAATAAAATAGTTCGTGGAGTCAGAGATCCATCACATGCATTATTAGAACGGATTATAAATTATATTGACCGTAGAGAATGGGACATACCAATATGTACATACTGGAAAAGTATTAGGAATATGTATTTTGACTCGATAACATCAATCGAAAATATTGGTGAGAAAGAAACCTATGACATTGTGCAGCCAGAAACCAACGAATTTATTGGTAATGGTATAATTAATCACAATACTACTCTTGCTCTTAATCTCTGTTATTATTTTTCTTACATTAAAAAAATACCATCCCTGCTATTTTGTTTAGAGATGCCACCAGAAAGATTAACAGCAAAACTTATATGTCGCCATAGACTGGCTGCTCATAAGGAAATTGCTCTGGATGATATATATCTAACTCGTGCGGATTTTCTGGATCCCAACAACGGAGATGTACAGTTATACTTTGGCTATACTGCAGATCCACACTATTTAAATATAGATGCAATGTTTAAAGTGTTCGAAGTAGCAACAAGAAAGTATGGAATAGAATTTTTAGTATTTGATAACTTACAATTTTTAAGTAGGAATCTTGAACATACCGCTCAAGAAATTGCCATGATTAGTCGGCAATTCAAAATTATGGCAATGAATTTCAACATACGAATCATGGTGGTGGTACAACCGAAAAGAATAAGCGAAGATGAGATTATGACTTCTGTTCATATGAAAGATTCTAGTGCTATGGAGGCGGATGCTGATTGTGTATTAATATGTCACAGAAAAAGTTTTGCAAAGGATATCTACACAGAGAAGGCAGATGATGAAACACTACTCAGTCCTATTATAACACTTACAGTAGACAGAACCAGGTACGCACAAGGAGGATTTACAAGAATGTTTTTAGAGGGAGCAAAGAGCTACATAAGAGAAGCCACAGACAATGAGCTGGTACTAAATGGGAGCAGATAGGATGGATCTTCATAGATTAGCACAACTAAATAATGCAATAGATAGTTATTTTACACTAGATGAGCTGAAATACATAAACATAATGATACATAGCTACCAGAAACTAATCGATAAGGATCCTGCATATGAAACGGATGATTACATATCAGAACTCTTTCTCCTATTAGTTGAACTTAAAAGGAAAGGAGTACCTGATGAAGTTAGATCGAGGGCGAGATATTACTTACAATATTTAAAGACCTTGATGTTAGCAAGAGCACGAAGAACAAAAATAAGAAAAAAGATAGAAGAAGTCCTTCTCCAGTTACATTCTTCGAGTAGTAGTGGTAACAGGCATATAGATAATTTAAACTCTTTTGTTAAATTTCTTCTAAATGAAGGCGAGGATGAGCTGTTCTATATATTACTTATGACTATATCATCTGTTTTGAACGACAAGGAATCGAAGTTGGACAAATTGAATATATCTCGAATCTCTGCTGATCTGCCAATGCATTATCTAGAATATAGAAGACATATTGAAAAAATCAGGAGGCTTTATGAGCAAACGTAAACTTGAAGATATGTTTGCAGAAATTGATGAGCAAGAAGAAATCGAAAACATAGAAGAGCTAGTAAATGAGCTGTGGGATGTATACCACCGGTTCTCGGAATTATCGCACAGAGTCATGAGAGTATTCAAAAGGTATATGCCAGGGAAGAATGAGCGTATCGGTTTGAGTAACTATATCCTCACACTCTTTGACAAGCATGAAAAACTGACTCGGCAGGATATCATGGAGTATCTCATAATAGGTGATTTTGAATATACAATATCTTCAAAAAGTCTTACGGATAGCCTGTACTTTCTCTTAAAAACTAATAGGCTAATTCGGTACAAAGATCCATCAACTGGAGAGCATTGTTATAAAAGGGGGAATGGATAATGTCTGGTGTTTGTACTCTGTGTGGGCTATATAAAACTACAACGAATGTGAAAATCGATAGTGTTGTAGGTGAGATCAAGGCTACTGAGTGCAAAGAACCTATTGAGATAGCATTTATTGCGGAGGCCCCTGGAAAAGTCGAGGAGGAAAAAGGTATTCCTTTAGTGGGTCCTGCTGGAATGAACTTAGATACTGCTCTTAAATCGGCAGAAATTGATAGGTCTCGTGTGTTCGTTGGTAATATCTGCCGCTGCAAGCCTCCTAATAATCGAACCCCAAGCAGAACTGAGCAGCAGAAATGCTATCCCTATCTGTTAAAAGAGCTCAAAAAAGTCAAACCTAAAGTAATTGTGTGTTTAGGACTTGCAGCCACGAAGACTATTCTCAAAGACAGTACAATTAGGATGAAAGATGCACATGGTAGAGCATATAGTGGTAAACCTCTTTTAGGCTTTGACTGTATCATTGTCCCTACTTGGCATCCCAGTCCTACAACTTTCATAAATAACGAAGATCGGCGATTCCAGATGATGGCTGACATTCGTATAGCTAAAAGCCATTTAGAGGGTGAATCATTAAAGGATAAAAAGGACTGGCTTTCAATCACTGTTGCAAATTATGAGACTTGGCTCTTGGTTCTTCCAATACTCAAGAAGGCAACCCATTTTACCATCGACGTGGAAACAACTGGACTGAATGTTTTTGCTAAAAATGCGGAAATCACAAATTTTGGAATAACATCCCATGGTAATTATGGTATTTCTGTTATTTGTAGAGAAGGAGATTGGATTAGAACAAACAAAGATGGAACTATCCACGACTATTTCAATGATTTTCTTACTGATCTCGAAGAGTTAATGGATACAATACCTACTGTTGCTCATAATATGTGCTTTGATGCCAAATACATGAAGAAAAAGTGGAACATCTGGCCAAAAAAATGGCTCTGGGATACGATGCTGGGCCACTCAATTATTAGCCCAGGAGGTTCTGCCAAACTAAAGGACATAAGTTGGCAATATACTCCTAAGATGGGAGGGTATGAACATGAATTGTTACAGGCTGGTGGGTTGGAGAAAGCAAATGCGTATGAGAGAGTAGATTACAATGTTGGTGATATCGTTTGTACGGATCGGATATATAATAGGCAACTTGAGATCTTAGAAAAAGAGAAGAAGTTATTTCTTATGCAGAAGATTCTTATGCCAGCCGCTGAAATCTTCGCAGAGATGGAGTATATAGGAGTTGCTATTGATGAATATGTTCTTAGAAACCTAGAGAAAGACTATGGAAAACGACTGTTAGATGAAAAAACAAAAATATATATGCACGGTACTATAATGCAATATAACAGAACACACGGTGGCTTCAATCCCAGTTCAACAGATCAAGTTGGACAAGTGTTATTTGATAAGAAGTATTGTGGATTTACAGTCATAGACGTATCTGACAAAACCGGAAAACCATCCTGCTCCAAAAAAGTTCTTGTTGAGTTACAGAGGAAATATAACAGTAAACTTGTAAGTATGATTCTAGACTACCGTGCGCTGTTAAAGCTTCATAGTACCTATCTCAAGGGAATGAAATCACAGCTAATCAATGGTCGGATACACACAAACTATCACCTAAACGTTGCGAGGTCAGGGCGTACAAGCTCGTGTGTTGCGGAGGGAACTTTGGTAGATGTTGTACGAGATTTATCTAGGTATCCTAATGGTATTCCAATCGAAGATATACGCCCAGGAGATTATGTATACTGTTATGATAATAAATGTAACCTAACAATCAGGAAAGTAAAATGGGCAGGAAGGACTGGAAGAGAGAAAGTATTAAAACTAAAATGGATTGGTGCTGGTAGAAAGTTTTCGGGAGAATTGAAAGTAACTCCTGAGCATAAAATCCGCCATTCTGATGGACATTATATAGAAGCAATAGATTGTAAAGGAATAAATACTCTAGCACTTAGTAGAAGTTTGCGTAAATCTGGTAAAAGTAGGCTATTAATTTTAGATGTGTTAGATGAAGGAGAGATGGTCGATGTTTATAATCTTGAAGTAGAAGAGTTTCACAACTTTATTGCTAATGGTATCTGTATAAAAAATAGTGGACCCAACCTTCAAAATATACCCGAAGATAGTGATATAAAATCTATGTTTATTCCAGATGTGGGATTTAGATTTATTGATTTGGATTATCGGCAGATGGAATTGGTTGTCTCTGCCTATTATACTGGTGATGAGGTTATGAAAAAGGCCATACTTTCTGGTGATGCTCATACATATATTGCAAAATTAATTTTTGGTATGGCAGAGGTAAGTGAAGATAATAGAAGGTTTGTAAAGACACTTAATTTTGGGGTTCTCTATGGAATGGGAGCTGGGAAGTTAGCAGAATCACTTGGTATAGAGGAAGACGATGCAAGAAGGCACATAAAAGAATATTTTAATATTTTGAAGGCTACAAAAACTTGGATAGATAGAAGGCGGTGGCATGCTGAACATAAGGGATTTGTTACATCTAAATTTGGACGTATCAGGAAGTATAAAGCAAGGGAGGAAATTCTTCCAGGCGAGAAGGTTGAATATAACTCCGCTGTCAACCACCCTATACAATCACTAGCATCTGATCTTATGCTCTACGCTATGGTACAATGGAAAAAGTATTTAGTAAAACGTGGTTTGTATCCACATGATGCTTACATGGCATTACAGGTACACGACTCTATTGTTAGTTGTGTCAAAGAGCAACTAGTTGAAGAACTCCTTCTGGCTAAAAAGAACGTATTTGAGTCAATCAAGTTCGAATTTATGACATTACCGTTATCAGTAGAACTAAAAACAGGCCATGATTGGGGTAACTTATCGAAAACATAGGATAAAAAATTTCAACTTTTTTTGATAAAAACACCATTCTCATGCATCTTTAATAATAGAGGAGGAAAAAGACATGGCACAAAAAGTGGAAGACATTACTGGTACAAGTATTTCATTCAGAATTACTTATGAGCAAAAACAAAAATTACTGAAGATTGCAGAGGAAGTGGAAAAGGGATGTGGAACTCCAGCAACTCTTACAGACATTATCAAGACTGCAGTGAAACAGACCTGGGGAATCGATTTATATAAGGAGAAATAAGATGGGAGATCTAGAACTTGATCTTTCGATTGCGGCGAACAATACCCCACTACTTCTTGAGCAACTACAAAAGTCTCCTCATATTTATTGGCAGTTTGCAATGAAATATGAAGAAGCGAAGCGAGCAGTGGCCAATCAAAAGCTGGAGATAAAGGTACGGGAAGCAACACTTTCAAGGAATCTAAGAGACGAAAAAGGAAAAGCACTATCTGATGCAAAGATAGAGAGAATGCTTTTTACTTTTGATGAGTATTGTTCGTTACATGAGGAACTGAACAAGAGAAAGGAGATTGAAGGGAAGTGTAGTGCTATTGTAAGGGCTCTTGAGCAGAGACACCACATTATGACAACCGTGGCCTCACTCATTAAACACGAACTCAGACAAAGTATTTAGAAAGGAGGATTCTACGCAAAATTAATTCAAAACCAATAAAAATTCAAAACAAGCAACAAGCAAGTACCGCAAAAAGCAAAAAGGAGATTAAAAATGGACAAATTCGATGTCAACTTAGATGCTAATGTAAGAAAGAGACTATTCTTCGGCAAGGTATGTGAAGCTCAAAAGGGTGGAGATTGCCAAGAGTGTGCTAAGGCAAGTGATCTATTTCGTCAATCAAGAGCACAATCAGATCAAGGAAAAAAGAAAGAACTAGAAGATCAAGCCAGAGGTCTCTATGCCAAGAGCCGCATCTTTATCAATGCCATTAATGTGAGGGACGAGGACAAAACATATCCTGTTCGTATCTATGCAATACCTCCTCTTGTCTATGATGAGGTAATCAGTGTAATCAGAGGTGCGAGGCAACTTGATCCGCAAAAGAATGTTTTTCATCCATTAACTGGCCATAATATACTCATCACAAAAAGAGGAAGTGGAATCCTCACACGATATTCCACACAGCTAGACCAAAATCCAAGTAAGATTCCAAACGAGGAATTACTTGCACAACTTCAGGGGGGAGATCGTAGTGGTCTACACAATCTTAATATGGTTGAGGAGTTTATCAATGACAATTATTTACACATCACCACCCTCAATAATGACCAGAATCTGATAAGGCTTCTTCCTCCGTTTGAAGATCAGACCATTTACAAAGAGATTAAATTCCATAGATTCACTATAGGTTCTTACAGGAGCATTAGTGATGGAAATAGTGGAAGTAGAGTTCCTGATCCAAAAGAATCAGGTCATAGTTTAGATGGTCCTAGTTTTGATGACCAAGGTATGCAGGACGAATTTGATCCATCTGCTCTCGAAGATATTCAAGAATTTACTCCTGATACCAATCCAGCACAAGCAGAACCCGTCCCTGTTAAAACTGAAGCACTACCACAAACCTCTAATGATTCAGTAGTTAATGCTTTAAAGGAGGAAATTAAGAAAATCGAGGCGGGTGCTGGGAAGGAGGAAACAGAGAGGATTTTGGAACGGCTCAAAGAGATTAAGAGTGAAGCTATAGGAAGTACCTAGTATGGATCTGCTTGGGCGAGATAAATTATATGCTACGGAATGGGTTGAGCGAACATTTGAATATGTTCGCTCAGCCAGGACCGTATTGAGAGAGACAGGAGAACTTTCATTCATCTTAACATTTCAGCCGAGAGATTTTGAGCCTAGAAAGGACCTCGATGATATTATTGCTATTTCTGAATCAGTGATGATTTATGATATTAACTTGTATATTGACTCATACTATTTCATTTACCAAGTTGGAGAAGAGACAACACATAAAGTTGGTCATATCTACACAGAGGATCTTTTAGCATATAATCGGAAGCTAATAACTTTTGAGCAAGTAATGGAGAAATTAGAATACACCAGCCTACTTGAAACCGATGATAAAGATAGATCCTAATCTTGAGTCAGCTTGGGAGTTGATGATAGAAAATCAAGATGTTTTTAGTGAGAAGGATTTAATAGTACTTCTTGAAGGACATCTTAATTATGATGTGGCAATAGGACTACGAGGTATAGATGCAATCCCGCCGTGCTATCAGTATGCTCCGTGTATAGATTGTGTATATGTAAATTTTTGTAGGAATCAAGAACGACGGCTTCAAGGAGGATTAAGTGATGCAAGTAGACGAATCGATGAAGACAGTTACCGCAAACAACTGCTTAAAGATCTCGGTAGAATTCTCTCTGACAGTGAATCTTGGGAATTTTAATAGTGCCAAACTGGGATGCTCGATGGAAGATATTATTGAGAATGAGGACGAATTCGAGATCAAGTTCGATCATATATACAAAAAGTTAAGGCGTAAAGTTGTAAATGAACTTGCTGATATTAATAAAGAATATATTGCTGGGAAAAAGGATCGGGGGATTGCTGGATGAATAAGAATCAAAAGCTGAGAAATATTATTGAATATGGTGGTGATGATGTAGAAGTTACTAGAATAACAAATACTCTCTACAGGGTTGGATACTGTAGCCGATGTGGGAGCTGTTGTAAGAATATCGATATAAGTAGCCGAGTGAGTGAATATGTTATTGAATGGTTAAAGGGATATGGTGTTGGTGTGCAGGTAAAGGATAATATTTTTGAGAGTCCAGATGAGCGGTCCAAATATGAGTATTCCGCAACCCTTAGTTTTCCTATTACGTGCAAACACCTAGACGAGGTACGGGCAGAAGTCGACAAAAAAGCGACCTGTCTATGTACATGTAAAAGATATAAGGATCGACCAGCAGTATGTAAATTATATCCAAGAAAAACGTCTAAATGGCCAACGTGTACATATGTATTTCTAGATGATGACAACATGAAATGGTTCGTAAGCGAGTGGGAGAAAAAACATGGCAAAGAGAAAAAAATCAAGTTCGTCTCTTGATTCTAACACACTTGAACAGAACGCCGATAATATCATAAGCCAACTTACAAAAGAATTTGGGGAAGGTACAGCTTTTCGAAGTGAATCTAATTTTGAGTTTTCTAATAAAGGTGTTATCTCAACTGGCATCCTTAGTCTAGATCGAGCTCTCGGAGTTGGAGGGCTACCAATTGGAAGGATTATAGAAGTATTCGGTACGGAGATGTCAGGCAAGAGCAGCTTAGCATTCAAGGCAGCTGGTGAGGCGCAGCGTAAGGGTATTGTTGCTGTATATATCGATCTGGAACATTCTCTTGATATGGAACTGGCAAGAAATAGTGGTATGGATATTGTGGAGAACTGTGTAATTTCCCAACCGGCATTTGGCGAAGAAGCTATGAAAACTATTGAGATGATTATCCGTGGGGGCTATAAGGTTTTCGTAGTGGTTGACTCTGTCGCCGCATTATTACCAAAAGTAGAACTTGATACTGGATTTACAGAGCCTACCCAACTTGGACGGCAAGCCGCACTTATGACAGAGGCACTACGAAAACTTGCTGGTCTTATTTCAAAATCAGATTGTACAGTATTATTTGTAAATCAAACCCGCCAGAAGATTGGTAGTTACTTCCCAGGAGCAAAGAGTACTCCTGGTGGTAATGCCTTGAAATTCTACTCATCAATCCGTCTCCAGGTTAGTAATGTAGGAAAGCTGACACAAGGAACAGATATTGTAGGTCATACTGCCAAAATAAAAGTTGAGAAGAACAAACTAGCAGCACCATTCAAGGAAGTTAATGTCGATTTATTTTATGGGAGCGGTTTTTGCGGGATTGCTGATATTCTAAAAATTGCTGAAGCTCATGATATTGTAACTCGCTCTGGTTCCTGGTATGCATACGGCGAAGAAAAATTGGGGCAAGGACTTTTTAGTAGTTTAAAAACTTTGATTACAAATCCAGAATGGTATTTCGAGATACGAGATCAAGTTGCTAATCTGTTAGGGACCACTTTAACCCATAGGGAAATGTATTATGATAAAACCATAAAAATTGGAGACGAAGTGTGGCAACCAGAAACAATCGATAACAAGGATATTCCCGATTCTACAGTAAAGGCAGAGTAATATGCGAACAGAACATATAGATCTCGGTGACACAAATCAGATCATTCTTTTCTCTGATATACATTTCCACGAGTACAAACCATTCTCTAAACCTACGACAGATGGGATTGGTTCTAGGTTTCAATGGATCTTACATGCAATGGATCTTATTTTCGAGTATGCCGTAGCAGAGAAGATAAAACATTTATTCTTTCTCGGCGATCTCTACCATCAGCGTACCCTCATATATAGTGTCGTATTTGACAGGGTAGCAGCTTGTATCGAGAGGGCCAAAGAATCTGGATTGGAAATACATGCTATATTAGGGAACCATGACTATGTATATAATAATGACAATTCTCCTTCTATCGTAAAGAGAATTCGAGGGTTGGATGTTATAGATTCTCCTACTTTGTATCTTTTAAGAGATAGGGACGAGAAGATAGGATGTATGCCCTTCCGATTCAAACTTCCACAACTAAGAGAGGATCTGAAGGAGCTGCGTGAAGCTATAGAGGATTTGCCACCACACCAAATTGATGCTGACCATTTACTTTTAGGGCATTTTGAGATAGATGGTGCCGCAGTGAATGATGAATATGTTCTGAGTGAAGTAATTGATAAAAGCGAATTTGAAGGAACTCACTTTAAGTTTATATTGTCTGGTCATATACACAAACGTCAGGCTCTCGCTACTAATAATGGTCAAGTGATTGAATATATTGGTACTCCTTTACAGCACACTTTTACAAATGAAGGATCCCCATACGGTTTTGTTGTTTATGATTTTGAAGGAGAAGCCAAGTCAAAACACATCGAACTGAGTGATATGGCCGATTTTCCAGAGTTTGTTACCTTGGAATTTCGTTCACAAGACGATGTAAAGGCAGCTATTCGTGATAAGAAAAATAGGTTTAACATTGACTATTACAGACTAAGAACTTATGCAGATGATCTCAAATTAGAGAGTATATTCAAAAGGCTTCCTAACTATACTTTTGAACCAATGGGGGTGGAGACTAGCCAGAACACCGAATCTGAGGAGGATGAAGGTGCGCTTAAATTCAACTTAAATATTGGTCATTATTTAAGATTATTTGCAGAGCAGGAAGCGGGTACACAAACATTGGATTGGCTTGATATTAATCTGCTTGTGGAATATCTAATGAAAGTAGCAACAAAAGGAAATATATGTCTAGAGTAAATTTCAAGTTACTGACAATAAGTGGATTTTCATGTATTGAAAAAGAAGCTAGTATTCCACTCGACGGGGTTGGTCTCTGCTGCATTGAAGGCCGAGTATTAGATAAGGGATTTATAGATGCCTTCGAAACGGATCAAGTATTTAGAAGTAATGGTGCTGGGAAGAGCTCAATTGTGGAGGCATTTTACTTCACACTTACTGGAGAGTTTTTCGATTCTGACACTACACTCGCTTCTGTTATTAATCGTTTCTCAAAAGCACCGACCAAACTGTCTATTGAAGGAGATGTGGATGGTAAGAAATTTAAAGTTTTCCGGTCACTGGATAGTAAATCAAGGCGTCCTGGCAGTAAAGTAGCCCACCGTCTATTCTTTACTTTTGATGGTGAGAATATCCACGAGCAAACAAATTCCCTCCCACAAACACAGGAACGTATCAATGAACTTCTCGGCATAACACCACTCTTACTACTCAATAGTAAGATCTTTGGCCAAGGCGATATAAGCAGTTTCACCAATGTCAATGACCGGCAGAAAAAAGTAATCATAGATAATCTTGTTGGAATAGGTACCTGCGATAAGTTCTGCAAAGCCTCAAAAGCACTACTATCAGAAGCATCCACAGAAATAGCAACACTAAAGATACAAATCATGAGTAAGAAAGAATCACAGCAACAAGCAGAGGATGAATTGATAGAGATACGCTTGAAAGAAACTACTTGGAAGAGAGAAAAGACAGCCAAATTAATAGAAATAGCAAGAAATATAGAAGAGCTTGAAAATGAAATACAGTTCCTTGAAGATTCAATTAACGAATGTAAGCTATCCAAATCGAAACTTGGTATTCCCGCAGATCAGCAAAATGAGATCAGGAAAAAATTAGAAGAAGTCAACCTTTTATTGTCTACTACTGAAGGAAGTTTGAAAGAAGAGCAGATAAAATATAACCAGCTAGAGGCAAAATCAAGTTTTCAAATGGGACTCAAAAAGAGTGTGGAAGACAAGATGATAAAGCTCTCGGATCTCTACCAGAAGGAAGGATCCAAGTGTCCTACCTGTTATCAAGAATTGACAGTCGATGGTTTGAAGACTGTGTATAATGAACTAGAGCAAGAACGGAATGATATTAAGAGTGCAGTGGAAGGATTTGCTGTTGAGATCGGGAAATCTACACAGGCCTGTAAGAAATGGGAAGCAACAAAAGAGGAAATAGATCGAGTAAGAAACAGCTTGAAGGGCCAGATGGGGGCACTAGAACATGTTGTAAAAAAGATAGAGAAAGCTGAATCTGATATAGCCCGTTTCGAAGAACTAATCAAAGCAAGTGGAAAGAGAAAAACACTACTTAACAGTAATCTGCGAACTATAGAAAATGAACAATCCCCATATCTTACATTCCACAAGGGCAAGGAGACAAAGCTTGAAGACATGAAAAAGGAGATTGAAGAGAAAGAAAAGGAGATAGAAAGACTAGAAAAGGATCAACAATACTTTAACTTCCTTGTCCGAGCTTTCGATAAGGGAGGTATACCACAACTGATCTCTAATGATGTACTTAAGATTCTAAATAAGATTTTAGAGAAATATAAAAACAAGATCTTAGGTCGTAACTTCAATGCTGAATACCAAATGCGAGAAAAAAGAGGTACGGAAGAGATAAGCCTTAACCTTGAAAATCCAACAGGTGGTGAGGGATATTCAAGGCAATCAAAGGGGGAGAAAAGAAAGATCGATCTGTGTCAAATGTTCACTATATCAGACTTCGCAAAAATGCAGAACAAATGCAACTTAAATGTTATTTGGTTCGATGAGATATTTTCTGAACTTGATCCTCACAGCTGCGAATCAGTACTAGACATTATCAAAGATTATCCAGCCCAATCTAAATTTATCATCACACATAAGGACCTGTTTAAAGACGAATTTAAAAATCGAATCTATGTTGAAAAAAATGGGAACTCATCGACTGTCAGAGTGAATTACGTTACGGGAGAGGCAGGATGATAAAACAGCTATTGCCAGAAATCGCTTTACCGAACTATAATCTTAACTTTGAATTTGAAAAACGAGAACAGAACGAAAAGGTAAATTATGTAAATAGTTTTGGCGAGCTCTCTTTAAAAGACTACCGGATTACCATCATGAAAATGGGAGGAGAGTTCGATAAGTACTTGTATGCAACTTTTGTTTGTTATTCTATAGCAAATGCCTACGATGTAAATCTCTCCAAGCACAAAGCCTACGCATTAGGATTATTCACTTATCACATTCTAACGTATAACAGCTTCGTAAAATTATTCAAACAGTTTACAAAAAGGAGTGTATTTACTCCATTTAAAGTGGCAGTTCCATCTTTTAATTTAGAAGTTGAGCCTCATACAGAAGATGACGCACCACTAGGAATAATCAACGTCCCAAAGCAGCGTATACAAATTTATTCTGAGTGTGTACCAAAGCTCAAGAACGTAATACTTATACATGAATTATTTGAATGGGCAAACACGATGTATAACCTAAGTCTGAAACATATTGAAATACAAAGCTTATCTGAAGGACTGGTCTACGTCTTAAACAATAATAATTTTACAACATGATATGAAAATTGGATTCGACTTAGATGGATGTGTAATACAACTAATGCCAACAATGTTGGGCATACTGAAGAAAAAGTACGGCCTGTCTTACACAGAACAAGATGTTACATGTTGGAAGCTTGAGGACTGTTTAGGTATTACAGAACAGATGACAAGATCCATTGTTAACGAATCACTTGGTGCATGGAAAAGTTGGAAGCCATATGAGGGAGCTATCGAATTTATCAATGAATATCATAGGAGGTCAGGAGGAATAGTAACATTCATTACTGGGCGACAGCCCGAATTTCGAATAGCCACATATGAATGGTTGGATTGGTGGCTCCCTCATATCCCTTATGAACTAATTCTGACAGGTAAAGCTAACAAAGGAGAATTAGCGAGACAACTTCGTATTCATATGTTTATAGAAGATTATTTCGACGGTGTCCTAGATCTTGCCAATAATGGAATATTTGTACTTATGCCAGCCAGACCTTGGAACAGAGACGTAAATCTTTTCAATGTAATTACTTTTAATGAGTGGAAAGATATCATGTGTGTTCTAGATTTCTATGGGGGAAATAATGAGTAGAAAACCTTTCTCCTCCTACGACCATAAAACAAATGATCCAATAACAAAAAGGATAGCGGTTAGATTCTTAGAGCAAGGTGGGGAATTTGAACTCCAATGTCCATTAGATGATCAACCAGAACGATTTGGAGACTGGGACTTCTTTATCTTTTCTCAGGCATTAAATAGAAATATGTTTGTAGAAGTTCAACGAAAACACGGATGGAAGGATTATGGTAAATGGCAGCACAACTTTCGGACTGTACATGTAGAAGAAAGAAAACATAAGAGTCGTGCAGAATTATTTATAATGTTTAACTATCACTGTAACACTCTTCTTATAGGAAGTATGAAAAAAATTATAGAAGCTAAAGTCATAAAAAAAGATTGCAGACTTTCAGATGGGAGTATACTTGAAGATGATCACTTCTACGAACTGCCTCCAGAAAGTTTTGATTTCTATAAGTTGGATGGTTACGGAGTATGGAGGACTACAAAACCGTGAGTGGACTTTATTATATAGGTGTAGATCCAGGTATGAGGGAAGCAGGAGTTGGTGTAATTGACTATGAAGGTAGATTTGTGAAGGGCGAAAGGCTTTCTAACTGGGCTCCTTATCAATTCAAGGAGCTTATTCTTCGTATAGTAGATGATAATACCAAGCTTATACATCTTGTTGCAATAGAAAAAGTAGGTGCAATGCCAAAACAAGGAATAGCTAGCACGTCTAAATTCATGAAAGCTACAGGTATTATGATCGGGGTACTGGTAGGATTAGAAATTCCATTTGTCGAGGTAGCTCCGCAAACATGGAGGAAGATATCACCAGTACTAGCATCGAAAAAGGGAGAAACACCAACTGAGAAGAAAAGAAAATCACTTGAGTATATACAAAATAGATACCCTGAAGCCAGACTAATCAAGCAGGTAGAACATAATGTAGCCGATGCATTATGTATAGCTGAGTGGCTTTACATCAATAGAGGCAAAGTATGACACCTGATAAAGTAGAAAATGCTTTAGACCCAATCAAGAAAGAATGGGAAAAATTTGTACTTTCAGGCCAGAGTATAACCATTGGGTCTGGACAGAACTGTATATGTATTCCTGCATGGGCTATTCAATTTCTAGCACAGGTGATGGAGTGGAAACCCTTCGATGACAGAGATTCCTAAGTCCGAGCTCCCTTCTCACATTACCGACCAGCACTTCTCCGACAAACAGGCCGCTACAGATGAGGAGTTCTGGGATAATCAAGCTACACTTCCTGGGTATCAGCCGGTAGTGGTAGATGATGATAACCATACCAGTACAAGAATGCTTTATAACTATCTTTCAACCCAGATAAACTTTAGGGACAAGATCATTTTAGATGTGGGCTGTGGTGTAGGAAGAATACTGCCTATCTATATTGAGTTTGGTGCAAGAGAAATTCATGGTATTGACATCTCACATAGCATGTTAAAGATTGCCAGATTCAAGCATCCGCATCCTCATGTAATGTTATATAAGATGAACAGTAACAATATGTATGGATTCTCAGATAACTTCTTTGATCTTACTATGTGTATAACCACTTTAGCACATATAGGAAACGATGATGACTTAAGCCAGACAGTGCATGAAATAGTACGGGTGACCAAACCAGATGGATATATAGTAGTAATCGAGCCCATGTCCTTCAATTTAGTTATGAACTACCCGCACTCTAGGATGACTATGCGCCCAAGTCAGGGTTATCTACACTTATTCAAAGACGGAACAACAAATGTACATAGCAGCCGTGAATGTTTTGGTAGCCCTGATCACCAAGATGCGTGGCGAAATGTGATGATATTCAGAAAGAACACAGATGCTGCATGAACCTAGGGGGCAACTAGGAAAGAAAGCGTTACAAAAACAAGAGATAAGATACTAGTACGACAGAGGAAGCGCTATGAAAGGAAGTATAAAACTAGCCCAGCATATAGACTCAATTGTAGTATGCGAAGTAATATGTACCAGTCTCTAAAAAAGGGAGGAGGTAAAAGAAACAACCACTGGGAAGATCTCGTGCCTTATACGCTTGAAGAATTACAACGACACCTAGAATCTAAATTTGATTCCTATATGACTTGGGAAAATTATGGGAGTTACTGGCATGTGGATCATATAATTCCATTAGCTAGTTTTACTTTCGAATCTGCTGATGATCCTCAATTTCAATTAGCTTGGGCACTTTCTAATCTACAACCCCTAGAAAGTTCTGAAAATATAGGTAAGGGTGATAGATTTGATCATCCATCTAATAAAAAATTTAAACCTATTCCGAAGGTACTAATTAACAATGATCTACGAACCTAGGGGGCTGCATGGCAAAGACAAGAAGGTTATTATCCTCATGCTCGAAGGTGGTATTGGAGATCATCTTCTAGCTACACCTCTTCTTCGTGGCCTCAGAAAAAAGTATCCCACCGATCAATGGTATCTCATAATGATTGCGATGTACCATGAAGTCTTTGGTTACGAGGATCCCAAAACTAAAGACGGCAATACTTTGATATGCATGAATCCGTATATCGATAAGCTCTATTCCATGCGACTACCCTCTCGCTTCTATATGGAATGGGCTCGAAATGCAGATGTAATATATCGGTTAAATCCATATATACTATCTCCGCAAAGACTAGGCTCTAACCACTTTGCTGAAACATGGTGTACTATTCATGAAGTTAAAATGGACGCTCTTGTATTGGACTATTATATTACTGAGCATGAAGACTTAATGGCAAGAAGACTCTATGAAATGCTCGTAAATCCAGTTATTGTAATCCAACCTTTCGGTGCATATGACCCTATCGACCACATCAAAGCCACCGAGAATAAAGACTGGTGCGATGACAGGTGGGAGTTTATTATTCAACTTCTCTTGAACAGGGGCTACGATATTATTCAGGTGGGAAAGATAGGAGAGCGAGTATTTAATGGTGTTCTTTCTTTTGTAGGCCATGCAAACATAAGGGAGACGGCAGCTATTATGAAGTATGCCGAGTACTTCATCAGCATTGATTCTTTTGTAATGCATATGGCCAAAGCACTAAATAAAATTGGTATTGTATTGTGGGGAAGAACTAATCCCTTCAGAGTTGGTTATATGGAGAACTATAATATTTTCAAGCTGCATTCGTGTCCTGAGATCTTCTGTGGCCGACCAGAAGGAGCGCTCTTCGATATGGCCTTCGATCAGCCCTACTTTACCCCGTGGCAGTGTCCTCATAGAGACTGCATGAAGGCAATTACAGTAGCAGATGTAGCTAAAGGGATAGGCTTTATGGAACAAAGACTACAGCTGGATCCTGTTACATATGAGAGGAAGATGTAATGGCAGTTCCTAAGAAATACAAAGGGAGGGAAAAAGAATACTATAGAAAGTATTATAAGGAGAACAGGAATAGAATATTAGAACTACAGAGAAAGAATAGAGAAAAAAATAGGGATAAGATTAGAGATAGACAAAGGAAATACTACAAAAAAAATAAAGATAAGGTGCTCGAAACAAATAAAAGATCTAGGGAGAAAAGTATAGATAAAAGACTTGAATATGAAAAGAAGTATAGGGAGGAAAACAAAGATAGAATACAAGAATATAAAAAGGAATATGCCAAGAAAAATAAAGACAGACTGCAAGAATATAAAAAGGAATACTATAAGAAGAACAAAGATACGATAGCAGCCAAGAAGAAAAAGCACAGAGAAAAAAATAAGGATAAGATAGCAGAAAGTAGTAAGAGATACAGGGAAGAAAATAGGGACGAGATATTAAAGAGGCAAAAACAGTGTAGAGAGAAAAATAGGGATAAAATACTAAAGAGACAAAAGGAATATACCGAGAAAAATAAGGACAAAATAAAGGAGTCTCAAAAGAAGTATAGACACCAAAATAAAGCAAAAATAGTAGCTCGACAAAAACAATATAGAGAAGAGAACCGGGAGAAAATAAAAGCCGGACGAAAGAGATACTACGAAAAAGAAGAGAACCAGGAGAAAATAAAAGCCGGACGAAAGAGATATTACGAAGAGAATAAAGAAAAAATGGCGACTCAACATAAACAGTACTATGAAGAGAACAAAGGCACAATAGCAAAAAAGGCAAAGAAATTTAGAGAAGAAAACAAGGAGAAAATATCAGAAGGGCAAAGGAAATATTATAAAAAGAATCAGAATGACCCAATGTTTAAGTTGAATGGGGCAATGCGACAAGGAATATATCAGGCACTAAAAAGAAATGGAGGAAGTAAAAACGGACGACATTGGGAAGATCTTGTGCCTTATACTCTTGAAGAATTACAACAGCACCTAGAATCTAAATTTGATGAAAATATGACTTGGGAAAATTATGGGAGTTATTGGCATCTAGATCATATAATTCCACTAGCCAGTTTTACTTTTCAATCTGCAGACGACCCACAATTTAAATTAGCTTGGACACTTTCTAATCTACAACCTCTAGAAAGTTCTGAAAATATAGGTAAGGGAAATAGATTTGATCACCCATCCAATAAAAAATTTAAACCTATTCCAAAAGCTGAAGTGAGCCCCAAAAATTTAGATTGCCTCATCTGATAGTCTACGCCAAGAAGTGCCATAATCTGAGGTACAAGTTAAGAAGTAGATTTAGTGGTAGGTTTAGGCCTGTACACTCCGGTTATGTATGGCTTTAGTCGCTTTAGTGGCAGTACTTCTGTTCCAAATCCCATACCATGAATAACCCGCCCATCTCCTATGTACATCCCAAAATGATAGGCTGTTTTCAAAGTAAAGTTAGATATCATTACTATATCTCCATACTGAATATTTTCTATCTTAACTTGATTAGCTAATTCGGATTTGTCATATTCAAGAATTGCATCGGCTATTTCCTTCTCGCTCTTTAAATCATACTCTGGATCAGGAAAATCATAGTCATGTACTCTTTTTATTAGATCTATCATCAGTCCCCAACAATCAAACCCTTCTTCTCTTGATCTTCCTCTTTTTGTATAAGGCAATCCAATATAAGTTTCTATATCATCAACTTTTCTTGCCATTAAATTGCCTCATCTGATAGTCTACGCCAAGAAGTACCATTATAAAAGTAAAAGGCATTTCCTACAGAATCATAGTAGAGTTTCCCTTCTTCAGCTGCAGGAGTGCCTAATGGTTCAAATGTAGCAGACCGGATTACACTTCCAGCTGGGGTTTGATTTAAGTGGCTGTCTATTCTGTTTAATGCCTCAGCCAGTATTGTTGGCCATCCCACATCTCCTTTATCAACTGTAGGCCATTGATAGTGAAAAGTATAGTCTTTTACAATAGCGTAGTTGACATTGATCCTGTTGGCATCCCCAGCATAAACAGGACTGATCGTAAGTTCTGTGTCGCTGTTAACGCTCTGGATCTCATAAAAATCAGTGTCGCCTACAACAATAAAAATATTACTTATACTGGCATTGACTAGCCATCTCGTTCCAGTCCCAGTAACGGTGGCACTTCCTATGTCTATGGATATTGTTCCTGTTCTGTACTGCATTCTAACCTCCTTAAGAATGTAATAGCTTTCTCCATTGTGGGTACCAAACAGCAGCACTTACTCCTGTACCTTCATGTACTGTTACACCACTTGCCATGGTTCCATTGTAATAGAGAAATGTTTTGTAACCTATATCATAGAATAGTTTTCCTACTCTTGGTTTTATAAGAGGGTTTACCTGATAGTGAGAAGCCCCAGAAGTTGTAACCATAGTTCCAGATGGTATGGTTTCGAAGGTCATAGAACCGATATATCGCTCTAGAAATCGGCGGTCAATCTCTTGTAACGCTCTTCTTAATATTCTTGGCCAATCAACGTCGCCTACTGTAATATACGGCCAACCATAATTCGTGGTATAGTCTTGTACGATTGTATACTCTTCACCCCAAATGTCTTCTGCGTCCTCATTTAAATAGGCATAAGTAAGTGTAAGCTCTGTTGTACTCGAAACACTACTGATCCAATAGATATTCTGCTCACCTCTTACCTTGAATATGCACCCATTCCAACTCCCGTCTGTAACCCATGTCGTATTTTTACCAATTACAGTTGTAGAGTTGTGATCAATACTTACAGTTCCTGTTCTATATTGTCCCATCTCAGCTCCTTACCAGAAAGAAACTATTTTTACTAGATCTGCATATACAGTTTTACAGACGTTGCTTTTACCTACATATGCTAATGTATCTGGATCAAACTCATAGAATATAGGAAAGACGTCCCCAGCAACACAATCTACACCTGCTCCAAAAAGTCTATTTGAGTCTCCCCCTAAGCACCAAATCCTATAAAACCCAGAAGGAGCTTGGTCAGAATAGGGATTCCATACCCATTGAGCAGTATCATAGTAAGTCTGTGTAAGATTTAGTGAGGTGGCCACTGCAAATTTCTGAGAAACGGATGCATATCGTTTTTCTAAAAAGCACTCTTCTACATTATTATCATATCTAAGAGAGTATAGATATCCATTTACACCGTCTCCTCCAATTTTATATATTGTACTATCAAAGACCTCATCAGCCATTTGTATCACATCTGTTGCATCCCAGGCCGCAACATCAAAAACTACCATCTTGAAATACTGTGGTGGATACGCCCAAGCTTCCATAGTATACAATATATAGAGTGTAGTGGCATTACCTGCTAGTGATACCGGCCTTCCTCCAGTAAGTCCATATTCTGTTGTAAAATCATACGCAAAAATATTCTTCTCGTTAATAATCTCATAGGTCTCTGGGTTGATTTGAAAAAGATGTTCCCCAAAGGGTTCTTTCATAAGCACAAATGTCCCACCAGTATCAACCACAATATCAGTTAAGGTCCAAGGTTTAGACAGCCTATCAATCCAGTGCGAAGGTTTTATAGGGGTTGCACTACCATACGCTTCTATGGTATTTTCTGATTCTCCACTAGGCCATTCTCTTACTTCAAATCGATATTCGGTGGTTGGACACCTAGCTGTATGGTAAGGTAGATTCTCAGAGGTAGGTGAACCTGGTCCTATCACACCCTCGTAATTCATCGGTGAATGACAATAAAGCCCACAACCGTTATCGCACTCGGGACACCACTCATTCCAATTTAACCAAGTATCAGTAGGGCATCTACAGTGCTCTGCATAGTCGTGTCTCAATACGATACTAATGTTATCCCCTTTAGCTCCAATTCCTACAGGCATACATCCACTATTAGCTTCTATAATAAGGTTTTCTCCCAGTTCTGCCGGTGGAGACCATATTGCCGGTCTATATGTTGGTGGTAAATATGGATATGCAGGTGCTTGTGGCTTCCAGTACCAATCCCAACTCACTGTATCTTCCTCCTCTAAGGTACGTCTAAGGCGTCTTGTATCTCAGAACCATCAAATTCTGTATTAGTAGTTTGTAGTAGACTAGCTCTTGTCGGTTTCAATGTGGTTCCATCAATTTCAATTAATGCTAGATACGTATCATCTCCATTTAGCCATATTAATGTTCCTATGGTAAAGAGGGCATTTGGGTAATTTCCACAGACAAGATATGGGCCACCGCCTTCGAACCAATTGTCTCCATAATAGATATCCCTTTGCCAATCACATAATTCACCTAAATGATATTCCGCACGTAGGGCAGATACAGCCACCTCATCTAGGTTTTTATCATAACTAGCCAAATCAGTATACATCTCATGTGGCTGGTCATCCCAATACCAACCATTCTTTTCTCTTGAAACTGCCATCCCATCTGTACCTGCTGTTACTGCATAGGCCTCGCATACATTCAGATTCTTCGACCGTAAGAGAGTCTCGAACTGTTTTGTACTACTATTATAACTGTCTCTCTCGTATACATAGGTTTTTGCATAGACGTTGAAACCTGATTTAACAGTAAAATTATCGGCTCTCCATGTTACATTCTGAGATGCGTTTGAATTATCTACACGAAGTGAAATGTTGATTATTCTGTATGCATAGGAGTTCCTAAACTCATCGTGCTCTGCGATCAATGTCCAATCACTTCCATTCCAATAATACCCCCTTAATTCGGTATATCCTGTAATCATACCCTCTGACCGCCGCATTCTGGCTACTATCCTTAATTTACCACTTGTATCTGGAGAACTACCTATCATAGAATCAATTGTATGCCACGAACTATCGTAGTAGCCAAGTTGATATCCATATTGTCCTCCCCAATAACCAAATCGTACATAAGCAACATCGGTTTTTGTTTTATAATAGTTAAGTACTAGATCAATTCCCCAACTCTCCACCGCACCATAATTTATTAACTCAAAATCCACAGCGATATCAACTTGTGGCAGATCATAATCCCCCCCAATCATATAGGTAGTTGTTACATGATCCGCTGTTCCTAATCCAATCTGAGTGAGTTCTAGTTTGTTATTTTGAATATCTGGAGACCCTGAAGTAATATTCCACTTTTTAGAATTTGGTGCGCTGCCATCCAATCCTGTAAAATCATCACCAAGGTAACTACTCTCAACCATCTCGCTTCCTGCTGTTATGTAGACCTCATCATCAACGACATCAATGAACTTTATATTCGTTTCAGAAGTATAATCAAAATAATCTATTAACCGCAGAAATTTCCATCCAGATGCTTCAGGAATGGAGCTCGAACTAGACTCTTCGGTTTCTATATGACTAGAACCAATTTCTGCAATATAGCGAACATGAGGATCGGATGTGTCTCTAAAAGTAGCAAAAACGGAGCCATAATCGCTACTACCTATTAACAATAACTGGTTATAGGCTCCCGCACCATAATCTACTGTTATTGATGGGTTTGCCGCCTCAATAATATCAATTAAATTTTGAACCGTTGTAGAACTTATATAGGTAGGTTTTGAATCTGCTACTGGCCATTTTAGTTTAGCAACTCTATGGCCTTCTACTGCAGCCGAATCGTTGTATTGCATATAAATAATTCGGCTCCCAGTTTTCCCTCCTACAAGGGCATGTCTTGCAATATTACTCATACCAATCATTTGCTTCCCCTCCGTTTAGTAAGGCCCATCTGATGGTGTTCTATTCCCACAACCGTCTGTTACGTAGAGATACCATAATTGTGGAGATCCAGTACCTTCTCCTAGACCCATCATATTTGCTCCGAACCTTATTTCTGAATCTGTCCAGTAAGTAATCTCTTGCTGATGTAAGATTGTACATAAAGCATAAAGAGCATTATTTCCAATCTCTACTTTGGCACTTCCACAATATACCCCAAACCCACTTCCTTGGACCGTGCCATAAATGGTTTCTCCATGCACTCCTATTTCTTTCGTAAAGCTACTTATGGAAGGTGTATCCGCTTTTTCCGAGCAGTAGCTAGCATCACAAGCTGACATGACATATGTATCTGATGTTCCGAAGTATACAATTATTCTTAGATCGCCTCCACCAACAGTGGTCGTTCCTCCCTGGTCTATATCAATATTAATATCGTCATACTGTGCTATATTTTGGTATGTAAGAGTTATCGTATTTGATGAATACTCACCCTCTTTAATTTCTAATTGCTCCCCCCCAAGGCCAAAGATACTGGAAGAATTACAATTGATATCAACAAGTAAACTAGCTCCACTAGGAGGTACATCTACAGCCATTCTTGCCTTTGTAATATATCCTGAAAATGGTGCCAGGAAAGAGACTATGTTTTGTGTCTGTCCCCATTGTCCTTTTATAAGAATATTGTTGCCCCTATCACCTCCAAGTGTAAATGGCATATTAGCGCCGCTCGCAATAGCAAACGGCAACCAACCATTTACTGCGTCCGAGTAGTAATAACATCTGGCATCGAGAGCTTGATATACTATTGTACCACCTACTGGTTTGAGTACTTGTCCTAAGGTCATGGTAGAGGCGGTAATACCATACTGTGACCTGATAGCTGGGCCGTCTGATCTTTCTCCAATTACAGCATAATCGGTAGAAGTCCGAACATGCATTCCTTTCTTCATACCGTACATTTGTATTCCTGTTGTATTAGCACTGCTCATATATACCATTGTACCACTAGGGGCCGTACTCTCAAGTCTCAGTGCGTTTCCTGTGTAACCTGACGTTCCAATTTTTATTCCTGCTCCTGTACCGCATGCTAAACTAATAGCGTACCCATCACCAGTTGCTACTCCTCCGCTGGATTGAAAATCTATCAATTTTCCTGTCGCTGACCTTGCCTTTATAAGATTTAGATTGGCACTTTCCAGGCTAAGTGTTGCATAGGCTACATCAGGTCCGGTAGTCGTTGTAACTTCTAGCCCACCACCTGCTCCGCATTGTAAGCTCGCAGCATATGAAGTTCCTGTGCCATTTGCAGTACCCTTGATTAATTGCCCAAGTTGTGTACTAACTTTTAAACCAATACCTTTCACAGCATTGGCCTGTATTGCTCCATACTGCGTAGTTGTTACGTCGCTTGATGCAGATATTGCCCACGCCCTCTTCGAATAAAAATATGAGGCGTCTCGTGGCAGAGATGTATTCAAATTTTTTACTTGAAATGCGAGGTTGTTATAGCTCAGGATATCAACAGGGTAAAGTCCTTCTGTTGCTATAGCTATATAACTTCCTTCGTCATAAGCGTCCTGCAGTGACACACCACCAGCAGCACCGCCTGTTATGGATTGCCACGCCCCATCATAATAACGCAGTCCACTTGCAGCATTCGAATAGACAACAGTTCCTATTTGTGGGCTTGTAATTGCGGCATGATTATCAGAATAAATTGTAATTCCATTTTTAGAGTCAATAGCTGGATAAGTAGTTGAAGATGCTCTCAATGCCCATGATGATGTCCCAGTAACTTCCAGGCCTACCCTATTTGATCTTATTACAGCAGCAGGATACCCGACAGCTCCCCCAGAGACTTCCAGCGCTGTCTGTGATGCTTCTAGAATGGCTTTTCCTATAGACCTGAGAGTTATACCACTTGTCGAGACTTTAATACCGGGATACTCCGTTGTAGTTGCGCTATTGGAAGTTACATTCAATCCTCCTTTCCGTGCATCAAGTTGGATAGCAAATTGATTACTGGCAGTTGCATATGCTGCACTTGATACATGCAGAGGACGATAGGAATCTATTGTAATACCAATATTACCTGGAGCCTTGACATACATTCCAGGCGCACCGGAAGGCTGTGAAATGTAAGCGGCATAGTTATTATTAGATGAAGCGACTAGTCCATACCCTTTTTGAGAATACGCCCAGATACCTACATCTGTTGAACTGCTAGCGCCGTAAGTACTATGGTAGTCAATTGACATACCAGCAATACCCACGTTCCTTAGCCATGGATAACTACTTTGAAACTGGGTTGGGTCATCTGCATTTGCAACACCAAATATTGCAGCATTGGCATAGGAACTTGGGGAACCGGCATCGCCCCTATCTGCATAGTTTGTTACAGCTACAAGAGGCGTTCTGTGCCTGGAATATACATACTCTAGAGCACCTTCAAATGGAGATAACGAACTTGAAACTCCTATAGTATTTTGATCTGAGATATGTAATGCTGGGGCTCGATCTGCTCCACCATATGTACCTGAACGATATATAATTACCGGAGCATTATCTGCAAAAATAGTATTATCTATATCATAAGCACCATCTAGACCTGTACCTGATCCAGAGGGTGATATGCTTCCACCTCCTAAAGCCGTCTGAATTCGTAGCATTGCCTCATTGAAAATAGACGGCCAGTTAGCATCGCCTCTATGCATGAGTGGAATATGCTGAGGATCCAAATAATCTCTAATAATGACATAGGTTTCATCAGAGGCAGTAGAACCTGTGTATGGAGCAGTCAGTGTGAGTGATGTATTACTTTGAACGTTTGCAACATAATACCAACCATCTGTTCCTTGCAAGTTAAAAAGGTATCCAGAAGTGATTCCAGTGGATTGCCATAATGTACTTGCTCCTGATACATATATGGATCCATTGTCTATACTAACTGTACCTACCCGATATTGCGCCATTTACTTATCTTCCGATTTTTGCCTTTCCTCGGCAAGAATAATGGAGAACTCTAGAGATTGAATGACTCCTTTTTCGAAAGCCAACTTATCCTTCGTGTCGGCCTGATATGTTTGGAGCCCTCTGATTGTCTGCTCAACTTCATAGAGTTCGGACTGAAACTCAAGTAACTTAGTTTGATGTTTTTGTAACTCCTTCTTCATAGCTTCGATTGCATCCATAATCTCTCTCCTTAACTGGTACTTGAATAAGATACTCCACTTGATAAACTGAAACTACTACTACTACTACTACTACTACTAGATGAGCTAAGACTGAAACTACTACTACTAGATGAGCTAAGACTGAAACTACTACTGGAACTAGACCCTAATACTAAAAACCAATCAATTGAATCTCTTTCCTCCCGTAATCTTTTAATTACGTTATCTTTATAGGATAAGTTAGGATCCATGTGATGACTAGAGTCTAAATCTCTAGCAATTTCAGCAATTACCTTAAAGATGACATCTTCAATATTTGCATTTTCTAGCATGGTCATCGTCTGATCCACTTTATTTCTTCTATTGTTAAGCCAATCTATATTATAGACCTGTGATCTATTCCATACTTGTATGTCATCTCCCTTCTGGATAATCTTGTATCTGTCTTTCACTTGAGGCACTATAATTCTTCGTGGCATGGCAATCTCCTACTAGTCATCCCCTTGTTTAATATGATCTGATAGCTTGAACGGCTTCCCTTGCGGTGGGCTAGCAAGTTCTACATTTGAAAAACCGTCAGTTTGAATCATAAACTGTAGTGTCTGTATTATACCATTCAACTCTTTTATTTGTGGTTCGAGCTCTGCAAGTTGCTTTTTACCCTGTTCCACCATTTTCAGTGCTTGGTCTTTTTTGGTATAGAGGTCGAGAACTTTTAAAGTCTGCCCATTCAACTCTTTTACAATCGCATCTTTGTCCATTACTTGTCTCCTTTCTAGTCACCGAAAGCGATACATCTCCATCGTCCATTTGGATATGTACCAGTATCAGTTTGGTGCTGTTTATAAAATAGTCGATACTTACTTGCCAGAAGATCTCCTCTTTTTCCCATAGAATCCGGCGGTCGTGAACCTGAGTAACTATAATCAGGTAGATTATTATAGGAACCAGAATGATCTCCAAAGTGTATATGAGCACATTGTTCCTGTGGCATAACATGAGTGTCTAACCATATATCAACACCTATTGTCGTACTAGTACTATCTGTTGCCGTTACACCTAGCCCTTGATACCTAGAAGCAGTAAAGACGCCTCCTTTAAGGGTATTATCGGCATCATCTGAACCCGCTGACCCCATTACTCCTGTAGCAGTAGGAATTGTACCAGCACCATTAGTATAAACCGACGCAAAGAAGTTTCCCCCAACGGAAATACCGTGATCACCGGCAGCAGCCCACCCTTCTACTCCAACAAGAATATTATTACTACCAAGATTTGTTACACCTGCTTGCATTCCGTGCATGAACTTAGATACACTTTCCTGCTCTACTTGTATTACTAGTCCTCGGTAAAAGTTGCCTTTTATTACCATTCCATAGGAAGGTGTATCAGGCCAAACAGCGGTTACATCACAAGGAGATCTAATAAGAATTCCTGCACTATGGTCCTTAGCGGTATCTTTCATTGGGACTACAAGTAACGATGCATATCCCCAATCTGTCCACGAATCAACAGGAACTTGACCATCATGATCAATAGTTACAGTGAAGTTTCTATCTGCAGAATCAGTATTGAAATAATGTGCAGAATTAGACGTCTCGATAACTGTTATTGGAGTTTCGCCTCCAATCTGTGCTAATAGTTCCGGCGAATCTTCTGTTACTTGGTACAGCCCTTCTGTATCATACACATGAATTCCTGGCGAGTCTTCCCTAACCCAAGCATATGGAGGATCCTCTTCTTGTGTATAGGCCTGACCAACAAGAACTTCTCTAAAGTTCTGTATGTCCTTAACACGCAACTTACCACCAACCTCTAAGTGGCCAATCCACTCATCTAATGTTTTATCATACGCCCTGAAGAACCACAGATACCCCTGATCTGCTAGTTCTTCACCCTCTAGTCTGGCACTTTTGATAAGCGGGTCTGTAGGAATATCTGGTAGCTGTGATTCAAGGCCTTCAATCCACGGCCTTCCTATCAAGAATTTTGTATCTGCTCCATATAAGCTCGGCCAGGTAGTTGTATACTCCCACCACTCTCTACCAAAATTGTCTCCGTGGGCTTCCATCATACTTCTTTCATACACACTGCTTGGGCCGTCAATTACAATACGTGAGTGGCCTTTGTAATTATCACTTGCATTGTAACCAGTGTAGAGCCGCATATCAAAGTATGATGTCCAATACGGATTATGAATGACACCAGTAGTAATGTCATTATTTTTGATATAGGTTCCAGGTGAGGCAGCGACCATTCTGATTTCTACCTTGAACTGCCCAACATCACTCTGAATAATATCTAAAGGATCAACAAGGTTCCTACCATCGATAGCCTGTTCGCCTCCTCCTGTATGCATATTTCTTACGATAGTTACTGAAAATAGAGGTATATTTCCTCTTCGTCTCAAATCTGAGAATGTGCCGTCATAATTGAAGTCTGCTACTGTTTCTGTTAAATCATACTGCTCAAACAATACCGATTCATGACTTCCAGCATTGATATACTCTACGTAGCCGACATGTATACTCCTCTTGACTGTCGTACCATCTGGAACTTCATTTGCAGCTTCGGTGAATAAATACTCACCAGCTGTAATATAAAACCCACTATCATTTGCAAATTCTATTCGACCATTAATCATTGGGTCGACACCATCATGAACGCCTTGGTACTCTCCAGATTTATGCCACTTGATTCTTACATATTCATCCGGTTCTATACTATCATCAAATAGGCGAGTTACCTGGAGATCTACAGTGTATGGAAGAGCTCCGATCTGAATTGATCTGGCTCGAATGGAGTTAGTTAGAATCATTCCTCCATTGATATACGTATATTCTTTGTTATGGGAAGGATCTTGGCCGTAGATAGCAAAAATACGTGAGATAGCAAATTCTGATATAGTATATGCACATCCACCAGGAGCTGTAGCTACTCCTATAGGGCAATTGCCTGTTTTGTAATATCCTATTGGAGGCTCCTCGTCTTCCGTCCAACCGTGATATTTACAGTAGCTCCCACAATCCCACACACAATGATCTTTGAACGGTTGCCACGGATACGCACCAGCATAATCTCCAATCCATACTTTCTCAGCTGAAAGATGCTTGACCTTTGCATTATTGATCATAGCATCGCCAATTTTAGCTGTAGTAATAGCTGCGTCTGCGATGTGCATACGATCAATCAATTCAAAGTCAGCAGCTTTCCATATAAGATTCCCAAGTTCATCTACATACCAGAGCCTTCTTCCCTGTGTCGTTCGAACAGCCAGAGTAACAAAATACCGATTATAATTTATTCCCTCTTTAGTCCTGTCACTATCTGCTGCAGCATCTGGTGTATAGTATGAATTCACATAACAGCAGCTCAAGGTTGGATCGGCTGGACCATACGGGCAATTCCCTGTATTTATATCATTGTTTGGAGAGGCGTGGCATCCCATAGCACAACTGTCATAGGTCGTACCGGACGGATGCGTAACAACGGAGAAGTGTGTGCAGATACCTCCTTCATTGGATACACCCGCATTTGTCCAATGGAATATGGGTCCCTCTGTTGAGCCTAGGAAAAAGTATGAATCACCAAGATCATCTACGTTTACAAGTCTCAAGTGCCCATCAACTGTACGTTCGAATTCGCCGTAGCTTTTGACATTGCTATCCCCAGAAGTTTTCAGAGCCATAAATTCAGTTACTGGATTGGCTTCCCATGTACTGGTAGTGAAATTCCATTGTCGTAAGCAAGCATATACTTCATAGGATTTTATTCGCTCATCTTGCCAGTACTCATCCCAGTTATCGATTACAACTTGTATTTGACTTCCATTGGCAAGAGATGCGACGCTCCAGTTTACTTCGATCTGATCTGCTAAATATTCGGCTGTCTCTTTGATAACTTGAACATCATTGCAGTAAAGCCCCGTACCAACATCTCCTACGTCTGACCATAGTTTTAGAGATACGTCTATTTCCTTTTCTGGAACAATACCCATAATATCTGTAGTATAATACCCACCCAGTACTTTTGTATCATCTACGGGTTCGTTATATTCTCTTGTAAGAAGCCCATCCGCTCTAAAGATTTTAAATTCATAATGGGAGAGGCGATTTACCTGAGCAGAGGCAGGATCGGGATGTTGCCATTTTGCATGGGCTACAGTAGAGAGCCCACTGTCCCATATTCCACCTATATTTGTATAAGCTAACTCTGCCCAAATATTTATGGTACACATCTGACCGACCTGAGGAACACCGTCTGCTGCCTCATACCCATAATTTGCAAGTTCTGCTGGGCTTGGAATGCCTACTCGAATACACCATCTTGACAACGCAGTACTGTAATAAATAGCTGTTACGTCATTGTTGGAGTTAAGGCTGCTTCCTGTCACATAGCAGTATCCATCTAGATCTTCATCTGTATTATAATAGAAAAGGTCATTGTGATAGTTCATTGCAAGATAGGCGGCTTCAGGATCTCCAGGGTCTTCTACTTTCTCGAACCCAAAATCATTCTCCAAATCAGCTGTCACCCGTACTTCATAATATCCAGCTTGTACATCGACTGAATCAATGGTCATACTGCCAGTCATACCTTGCGGGACTGGTGGTGGATAGGGTACTTGTGTGACGCCTTGTACTGTGACCGAGATTGTTGTACTCTTGTATGAGCTCCGAGGCGTTCCTACTCCAAAACAATCATAAGGAATAATATAAACAATATAAGTACCTGCCGTCAGACCTGTAATTTTATACTTTGCTTCTGTTTCTCCTTCAGTAAATGGAACATCAATACTTGTCATGTCCCCTATACTTTCTCCATACCATATCTCAAAACCTAGAATATCGGTGGAAAATAATACGGGGTCATTTACATATTGCGACCAATCTACAAGTATACTTCCTGATGTGGGACTTGTGATGGTAGGTATATATCCACTCATAGAAGGAGCGAGATTTTCTAATGGAAGCTCCGATGGTTCACATGAGATATTTCCGTCAGCGTCTACTTGATAAACCCTGAACAACAGATCTCTTTGGCCCTTCCCTACTCTAGCAAAGACATTATACTGATCTTCCTTATTCATATCATGGGTGTATTCAAATTCTGTATCTTTTGTACCAACCTCCCTTATAAATTGTGGCATGTCTCCTGCGTTATCAAAGATCCAAACCTGATAGCCTGTGATATTGTAGCTCTCACTTACTCCCGCTCGTTCTACTCCAGCTTCAACTTCAATTCCTTGCCCTGCTCCTTCGAATGTTGCTGATTGTGTCCAAGATACGCATACATCACATCCAACAAAATTGAGGACCCCATCTCCTTGCCCACAGATAGAAAGGTGACTAGGAGAAGGAATACACTCTTCAATACCCATTTTGAATTCAATGGTAGGTGGATTGAGTCCTTTAGTACCTGTAGTTGCAACACTCTCTGCCCTAATGTAATAAGTTTGCATAGGGCTCAATGACCTAATTATAAATCCCTTCCCTTTAGAATAATCGTTTCCTTGATGTGTGAAATTCCTTTGATCCGTACTAAGATAAACTTCGACATGGTTGATTTGCAGATATGTACCTGATCTTTTTTGTATAATGAAATCGTCAGTAGCGGGAGCACCAATAAATGTTTCCCTTTCTACGTAAGTAAATGTGTTCTCTGCTTTATTCAAAACATTTATTATCAACTGCCCTTTATAATTCCCTGTCGTACCATCATAGACAAATATATTTCTAGTACTTACCAATTGAGAATCACTAGCTTCTACGTAAACAATAGTGTCCCCCCCTGAGACCGACAGAATTTTAGACGAAAACAGAGGAGTTTCACTAGTAGGTACGGTATATGTTATGGTTGCGTCATATGTCCCGAAGATTTGAGTCGCCGCCAGGTCTGTAACATCAGCTGGAGCGTGAATTGTATCAACAGGTTTTATTGGAGGAAGTTGCGGTGTAATTCTGACACTATAGTCTGCATAAATATCTTCGTCGTAAGGCTCACATTACACGACGATGTCTTCTTTATTAACATCTCTAGCTATTCTTATAATTCTGCGCTTCTTGATATATGTCTCAGCAGCTACTCCTGTAACTGTAAGCATCCAAGTATCATGAACTGCATAATTAGGAGAAATTGTTTCTGCAATCGTAATCTCATCAACCTCGTCAGAAGCACCAGCAGTAAATTGATATTCATCAGGATCACTAGGAAGTCCTGCATCTGCTCCCGTTCTCCTTGCAATTTTGAATATGTACGTTTGACCAGATGTAAGAGGAACTGTTGTATCAAGATAAAAGGTTGTACTTCCTCCACCCGTAGATGATTCTAACCTGAAAAACCCGCCATAAACGTATGTAACTGTAGAATGTTGGATACCTACAACATCACCAGGAACAGATGCTAAAGCTGCCATTGTAGATTTAAATTCAATTACTTTATTGGAAACTGATGCATAATTTAACAGATAACTTGCTGCTCGTAGTGCTTGACTTTGTTTTGATACACCAACTAGACTAACAGACTGCTTCTTGATCTGTCCTAGATGATGTTCTGCATCTTTTAAGCTAACCTGTAAATTTTTCTGTTTTCCTCTTTCGCCGTAGCCTTGATCATAATAACTAACTTCTAGGGTATTTGGAATTTTGGAATCAGGAAGATAAGTTTCTTTGTATGTATTAGGTATTATATCTGCATCAGTAAAAATCTGCGTCATGTTTTCAGGTTTCATTACCTTAAGGCGTAATTTACTTCCAATCCAATACAACCTACCACGCATCAACGCAACTAACTGATTAAGTATCTGAGAAGCATCAGTAGTAGTATCTATAACAATATCTGCTTGGAATCTTCGTTCCTGTGAAATACTGTGAACGTCCGTACCTATTAACTCCCAGCATATTTCCGCAGCTTCAATAAAGTCAGACCAAACCAAATCGGATTCTTCTATATTGGGGTAAAGGTCTTGAGTAGTAAGAAGATCATAAATAATAAAAGGAATACAATTTGTATACTCAAGGAGCGTATTAGTTGTATCAATGGTTAGTGCTGCGTCTCCTACTTGATATTTCCAATCGTATGATTCCGTACCTCCATTCCATTCGGTGTATGAAGATTGGAACGGGACAATATTACCGGAAGTGTCACGTAAGATAGGTACCTTTACATATCTTCCTTTAACTGGAATGTTAAAATTAGGTATGCTACCAGATAACTTCTCCGAAGGAAGGATACGTAATGCTATTGTTGATGTGTTAGGATGGAGAGTTCTAGAGAAAGAAAATTCTTGGATGCGTATGACTTTAGATTCTGACCACCCATCCCTAATACTAGTTATTACTTTATTCTTTCTAATTACTTGTATTCGATACTTTGCAGGAACTAGTGTTTCCCCCCCAAAACCGGCAGAAACAGTAATTTTAAATTCGCCAACTGTAGATTGTCTGACTCTCAAAAATGGGTCATCTCTATTCTTCTCTTTATCTGTCTCACCATGTATATACTCCCACCTACTCGTGTCAGGAGTATCCCCATCAAAGGGACAATAACGAATCCAGAAATCAGCATTTCTACCTCCCTGATTTCCCTCGTCTACCTGATATAGTCCTCCAGGGAATTGAAGAATAATATTAAACCCTTCAACAGATGGACTTACAGTGTCAAACTCAAATTCGTTTTCTAATGGCTCTATACTAGATTTAGTTTCAGTCCGATCCAGCATAAAATCAAACTCACTTATATGTATGAGCTTGGTACCAAATAAATCAATGACACCAGATCCACCAGGAGTTTCAAGGAGGGGTACATTATAACCATGCGTAGCTTGAACATGGACAGTTTTAGCTAATCCCCGGTCGAACTCTACTTGCCCATCGTACACTGTTGTATCAAACGCATCTAATCTAAGGTCATCAATGTAAACACTCTCAAGCTCAATGTCATTTATAATCCCGTCAGATAGTCCTAGTACAACTTGTAATGCTTCTTCTTCCTGATACATCTCACTTTCATTGATAATTGCAGTTATTGGACCTTTTCCAAGAAATTGTAGATCAACGAGGTTAGGCCTACACCATTTCTCGGCATGAAAACCGCCGTACTCTCCTTCGGAGTAATAGACACGCATCCCGCAGTAGAATTCATAATAAATCTTGCCAGCGTCGTTAGTCAAATCACATGCTACTTCACAATAACTGTACTTACTATAGACCATATCAAAGTCATCTCCCTCTGGACCTCTACCAAAATAAGTAGTGTCTTGATGTGCCCATTCAGGTAGTGGGTCTACAGGGTTACCGGCAGTATTTACAGTTCTTGCGTAAACGTAACTACTTATCTGCCACGATCTACCAGGCCAGCTATCTAGATTAGCTTTGCGGTCAAAATAGAATCTAATCCTCTCATATCTATACTCAGGACGTAAACTAAATGTGATTCCAGGTGGGTTACCGACACTAGGCGCAGAATTCTCACAAGTATCCCAATCATATCCAGTAGGAATACCAAAATCCGAGAGGTGTGGGAAAGACCACCAATCTTCCTCACCATAGGCAATCCCAAGTCCAACAATTTGAGCGCTTAAAATGTCTCCAGCCGTCCATGCCTTGCCATATATAAGAGGAATCGGTCTGCCAATAGCGTATGTAGTCTGCGGCCCGTCCCAAGTATACGTTTCAGATTTTTCTATGTCTCCACCAGACACAAAAGGATCTGTAGTAGGCATTAGCATATAGGATAAATAACCTATACCTGCCATGATAATAATATTGGCAGCAGCTGCTAACGTAAAACCAACAATTTTACCAAGGAGCATTGACCCTAAAATTCCTGCTGGAAAAGCGATGGCGGGGATTTTTGGAAAGAATACTAAATTAATCTCATCTCCATTATCGACTATAGTATCACGGAAGTTTTCATTTGGAATTAGGTGGAGATTCAG